ATGGCCGATACCACCCTTGCCAACCTCGAACCCGAAGACAAAACCTACCGCGAACACGACGGCCAGGGGCTGTATTTTCGGGTGAAGCCATCAGGCCAGAAGCTCTGGGAACTACGGTACTCGAAACCTGGCTCGAAGGCCCGTTCCTGGCTTGGCCTTGGCCCCTACCCTAGCGTCAATGGCGCCGGCGCCCGCGCAAAGGCACAGGAAGCGCGCGAGCTGATCGCCAAGGGCATCGACCCGTCCACCCAGCGTAAAGCTGAGGTCGCCCAGGAGAAGGCCAAGGCCGAGAGCACTTTCGAGCCACTGGCCCGCGAGTGGTATGCCGCCAGGGTGAAGAGCTGGGGCGATGGGTATGCCAAACGAGTAATGGGCGCCCTGGAACTGCACGTGTTCCCGAAGATGGGCAAGCGCGCCTACGTCGATATCACTCCGATGGAGTGGATGGAGTTCTTCAGGGGCATGGAGAAGAAAGGCATCATCGACCAGATGGGCAACGTGCGCCGCTTCTGCAAAGAAATCTACGACCTGGCCAGGGTCACCGGCCGCGCCACCACCAACCCAGTGGACGGCCTCGACAAGTTCCTGCAGAAGAAGCAGAGCGAGAACTACGCGCACGTCGACCAGGCAGACCTGCCCATGCTGCTACAGTCGATCAGCGCCTACACCAACCGCGTGGTGCGGATCGGCCTGCGACTGCTGATCCTCAATGGTCTGCGACCGAGCGAGGTACGCGAGGCTCGCTGGTCAGAGTTCGACCTTGATGCCGCGATCTGGGAAATCCCGGCCGAGCGCATGAAGAAGCGCCGCGAACATATCGTGCCGCTGTCCACCCAGTCCCTGAACCTGCTGCAGGAACTCAAGATCTACTCCGGCGCATTTGATCTGCTGTTCCCCGGCCGCAATGATCGCACAAAGCCCCTGAGCAATATGGTTTTCAACATGGCGTTGCGCCGCATGGGTTACCAGGGCCAGCAGACCGGCCACGGTTTCCGCCATATCGCCAGTACCATCCTCAACGAGCACGGCTTCGACGAGAACCACATCGAGGCCCAGCTATCTCACGCGAAAGCAGGCGTTGCCGGCGTCTACAACAAGGCGAAGTACTTGGAGCAGCGCCGGACCATGATGCAGTGGTATGCCGATCATTTGGATGCACTAGAGAAAGGGAATGTCGTGCAAGGAACCTTCGGCAAAGTAGGCTAGCCGTCCGTCACCTGGTTCCCGAACACACAGCAGCAATGCTAGCCTTCGGCCATAACTGGAGGCGGCGACAGGTTGTGCCACCCCACTACCCTTTCTGGTTCATGAATGAGGGACCTATTGTGAAGCATGCCATTATCGCCCCCCTTGCTATTCTGCTCTCCTCGCAGGCCTTTGCCGGCTGCTTCGGTAGCAGCTCGTTCCAGACGTGCACCGACAATAGCGGGAACACCTATAACGTCCAGCGCTTTGGCAACACCACCAACGTGCAGGGCTACAACGCGGGAACCGGCTCGAACTGGAATCAGAACAGCACCACTATTGGAAACACCACCTTCCACAATGGAACCTCTGCGAATGGCAATAGCTGGAGCGGCACCAGCAATCGCATTGGCAATACCACCTTCCACAATGGTACCGATTCGAGGGGCAACCCCTACTCGGCGACCTGCAACCAGTTCGGCTGCAACTAAGGGCCTGAGCAGGCCCTTGCCCTGAACCACCAGCGCGCCGAAACTGGGCTTAGGTTTTTGGGAGATACCCCATGCTTCAAGTCTGGATCGGCGCCATCCTGCTGGTGCTCGGCATGTTCATGCTGCTGGCAAACCCTGTCGCCGGCGGCATTCTGATCGGCATCGGATACCTGCTCTACAAGAACACCAGCAAGGCCACACGCGCCGCGGCTGAGTCCACGTTCTGGGGCATCTGCCTGCTGTGTGGTGCGATTGTCGGCGCCGTGGCCATCCTTGGCCTGGTCTGATCAGAAATCCCCCCCCGCCAGCTTCACGATCCTTTCCGCAATCTGATTCGACTGCCGCTGCAGCGCATCCAGGCGCTGCCGCTTCTGCTCTGGCGTCATGCTGGTGTCGCGATACACAGCATCCATCTGGTTGCGCACGTTGCCCAACTGCTTACGCGCAAAGCCCAGCGCCGGGCGGTGGCGCAACTTCTCGCGGTTCGCCGCCATCAGTTGCTCTGCCGCGTCGACGCGCCCCTCTTCCCGGTAGGACTTGATCGTGCGATTGAGTTGGTCGGCCTCGCGCATCATGTCGTAGAACTCAGACTGATACTTGGTGCTGCGCGGCGAATCGCCCTGGTAGATCACTTTCAGGATAGGGATATCGCCGCTACGGCTGGCCGGGCGTTCTGCGTCGCTCAGGCTGTTGGCCACCAGGCTCGACATATCCAGCACGTACTGGCCGAGGGTGCCGGTGTAGGCGGCGATCAGGTGGTCTACCTGCTTGGGCGAGAGCCCGGCGATCGGCCCGGTCACCTGGCCCAGCGCGCGGCCGATGGCACTGGTGCGTTCGTCGTAACGGGCTTCGGGCAGTTTCCCCTCGTCGCTCATATCCTCGATCGGCGAATCGCGGAAGAAATTGCGGTTAGCCTGCAGCTCGCGGATCGGCTGATAGAACTGCGGTACCGGGTTGAATGCCAAGGTCTGGAACACGCCTTGCGATACCGCCTTGGCCAGGTCGCCACCATCCTGGGTACCGGTGAGCGCGTGCAGAATGCGCTCGGGCACAGTACCGAAGATCAAGCCCAGTTCGAACGGCTTGGGAATGCGGAAGTGCTCATCGCCCAGGAAGATGTGCCAGTGCATGTCTTTGTCCCAGTCCATCAGCGCCTGGTACCGCTCGTCATCATCGTTCAGGCCGGCCAGCATCAGCGAAAACAGCGCGATATAGCCGCCCTTCATGGCCACTTCCTTGGCCAGTAGGGTCTTGTCGCCCTTCACCGCACGGCCGAGCTTGTACAAGCCCTGCAGGCGCGCGTTCAGGAACGGCACCACGTCGGTGAACCACTGCGCCGCGGCGAAGTTGCCGCGCAGGCTGTAGTCCATCAGATCCTTGGCTTCGTAGGATGCCTGCCGGCGAGACTTGCCGGCCTCGATCGCGGCCTTGTAGGTACTCAGGCGGTTGGCGTTCTCGACCTTGTCGCCCAGCTCCCGGTATTTCTGCCAGCCCTTGCCGAGCATGGCCGCAGCCTTGGCCGGAGTGTTCACCAGGCTACCCAGGTATGCCTCCTGCTGCTTGCGGGTGAAGCCCTTCTTCTCCAGCGCGCGGCGGATGATCTGCGCCGAGGCCTCTGGATCTGCCCCATGCACATAGCCACCCTGGAAACTGCCACCGGCAAACATCAGGTCACGATAATCTGCGTCCTCGCGCAGGGCGTCACGCATGCCCTTGAGCGAGTCCTTGCCCAGCGTGAAGCCATCCTTGTTGATCACCCAAGCATGCGCAGCGTCACGGATGAAGTTGCGCAGGATGAAGTCAGGCGAAGCGGTAACGCCCGTGGTGAGGATCCGCTTGAAGGTTCGGCCGATCTTGGTGATGGGGTCATTGAACACGCTGCCTTCCATGAACTTCAGCCCGCGCAGCAGGCTCTCGTCGTTCACCCGGTAGTACTCGCTCTTTCCGTCGCGCTGCACCCGCACGATATCGGGGTCAGTCGGCGCAACGCGGGTCCACAGCTTCTCGAAGCCTTCGCTTTCAGGCTTCATCAGCTGGTTCACCACCTTGATGACGTTGGAGCCGGCCGGCAGGTCGAGCAGGTCGGCAGCCAACGCCAGCGCCTTGCGATCCTTGCGGATCTGCTGTGCGATCTGATCGCGACTGATCAGCACCTGCTGCCAGCGCGGGCTTTCGTCGGTCAGGTAGTCGCTGCCCTGCAGGTTATCCACCACCTCCAGCAGTGCCTTGTTCTTCATCGCCGCGTCGATGCGCTTGGTCCAGCCGGCAAGCATGTTGGCCAGCAGGTCGTTGGTCGGCAGGTTGCCGCCCTTCAGCGCTTTGATAGCTGCAGTCTGGTGCGACAGACCGCGTTTGCTGCGCGGTGCAGTGAAGATGCCTTCGCTTTCGTCCTGGCGGTAGAATGGCACGTAGTAATCCGTCAGCCACTTCGCCCGGGCGTCCTGATCGATCAGGCCGGCTTCTTGAGCCAGGTCGAGAACAGCCTCGTTCACCTGGGCGTATTCGCGATACACCTTCTCGAAGAGCTCTTCCTTGCCCTGCCCCATTGCCACCAGTTCGGCAATCTCGGTATCGGTCAGGTTGTTCTCGCGCCCCTGAGCCTTCAGCAGTTGGGCGCGCTTGCCGCCCAGCCATGCCAGCCATGGCGTCAGGTTGTCCGCGCCGAGGTCGCCCAGGATATCCAGCACGCCGCGGGTACCGGCCTTGCCGGACACGATGCCGTCGCGCCACTCGGGCGCAGCGTAGTGCAGCACGCCATGCATGACGTCGGCGATACCGCTGGCCAGGCGGGCCGACACGTAGCCCTGCTGGTTTGCATCGGTGACGCCTACCGCTTCCTCGGCGCGTCGGATGCCGGCCAGGCCGTCGAATATCCCCTCTTCCGAACGCACCGACCATTCTTTCAGCTTCGCCTGCAGGCCGCCCAAGGTAACGTTGCGCACCTGATCTAGCAGGTTCTGCGCCTCGCTGCCCGCTAGCCCAAGCTTGCGTAGCGCTTCGGTATCGCGCTGGCTGGCACGGGAATAGCGAATGTCCGGATCGACTTCGTCGAACGCCCCAGTGTTGTTCGTGGCCGACTTCACCTGGTTGTTGTAGAAGGCGACCCAGGTACCGGTATCGCCCAACTGAATACCGTCATACCCTTCGCGCTCGAGCTTCTGCCGCATCTCGGTGGCAGCCAGCGGCGTATCGATCGCCTGCGACTCGGCAACACTCATGCGGTAAGGGTTCTTGATCGACGCGAACAGCGGCATCACCGAGGCGCTACCGGGAGAACCACCGGACACGTTCTCAGCGTGACCACGGGCATGCTGCTGGTCGGCAGTCAGGAAAATGCCCAGCGGGGCGATGCTATGCCCAGTGGACTCGCCTGCCCGCGCCTGATCGAACACCGAGAACTCGTTCGGCGAACCATGATAGATAACGAGCGGCTCGCCATTACCGTCCGTCACCTTGGACACGGTATCGGGATTGACTCGCTCCAAGGCACGGCGCGAGAATGAGTTCACCTCGACAGGGTCTGTCGAGGAAGAGACCTCAGTACTGGCCGGTGTGGCGCGTTCCCCAGAGATGGGGGTATCCCTCGGAGATCCTACTGGGGTTTCTTTTTGCCCGCTGTTTTCCCGGTCCTCGGAAAATACAGCATTGTAGAAATGCAGTTCACCGTTCGTTCTGCGCTGCACGGTGAATACGGCAACCATTTCATTACCGTCCAGAGTCACTTTCGCCAGCAGCTTTTCATAGGACTGAATGTTCGGCTGCTCGCTGGGATTCTTTGGCGCGCGCGACGAGGAATGGACGGCGCCCTTGAAGGCGCGGCGAAGATCAGCAGCCAACATTAGCTTGGCCGGGTCCGCACCCTCACTGATGAACTTGTTCACCCCCTTGTTGCGGCTGATCATGACAGGGCCGAGATCATCGTTCAGCAAGGGCTCTCGGCTCTTGACGATATCGCTCAGCGCCTCCCGCGCACGCTTGCGCAACTCACCCAGGCTCAAGCCGCGCCAGCTATCAGGCACCCGTAGATTTATCGGGGCCATGGCGCCCAATCGACCCTCGGCAGCCAGGCTCTGCCAGTTGCCGAACCAAGCCCGGAAGTTGCTGCTCCGCGCCTGATGCCACTGCTTCTGCGTCAGTTTCGACGGCTTCCCGTTTGGCGCCAGCAGGCCACCTTGCTCGTCGACGATCTCAGCGCCCATGCCTGAGCGTCCATCACGCGAGAACGCCTCCCGAGTACCAGCACGGCGCCGGCCGTTCTCGATATAGGCCCGGGCATTGGCCAGCAGCCCCTGAATATCACCCTCGGTCCAACGCAAGTTGAAGCCGATCGAGCGCAGCGCGTTGCGCATGGTGGTCACCAGACGCGGCCAGAACGCTTGCTGCTGGATGGTGCCAGCGCCAGCCATATCGGCTAGCACTTCCTCCATGGCCACGGCTGGCTTGTAACCGAACCGGCGCACCAGGGTGTCAGCCTGGGCCTTCATTTCGGGATTGCCGTTGTAGATGCTCATGAGCAGCGGCGTCAGGCGCTGGCCATAGGCACCCTGCAGGCCGGCATGGCCAAGTACTTCGTGCTGCAGGACGAAAGCCGCATGCTGTGCGTCTCGCAGGTTGTCTGCCACCAGATACACCTGGCCTTCAGCGAAGATGCCTTCCACGTCGAAGGCGCCATCGCGCTCGACCTGGCGGCGCTGGCGGTCAGGCAGATCCTTGATCGACTGCACAACCTTGATATCCGGCGCGTTCTGCCATGCTCCGGTCAGCACCTTCATAGCGATGCGCAGTTGGCCCGCACGGGCGCCCTGCACCTGCTCTGGCGCACGGCGGTAGCTGTTGCGCGAGTACATGACCACCGCACCGTCATCATCAACGCGGGTTTGGACGGTCGAAAACAGCTTGTCAAACGCATCGCTTACCGGCCCCTGCTCGTCAGGAGTCAGGTACGGGTAGCGGTCAGCAGAACGGGCGAACTGCTCCAGGGTGCGGACGTTCGCCAGGTAGTCGTTGCGATAGCCCTGGTCCGCCAGCTTGGCGATCACGTAAGTTTCAAATGCGCGGGCGCCGCGCTCGATGATCTGCGACCAGTATGCATCCGGGGTTTTATCCAGCGCTGCCGACCGGCGTGCCATTGGCGACTGATCCAGCACGTCGACCAACTCGGCGAAAGCTCGCTCTACCTCCGGCCGCACACCAGCAGGATGACGTGGATCGATCTGCCAGTTGTCCGGGTTGAAGTACTCTGCGCCCGGGTTTTGCTCTCGGTAGCGCTGCAGCTTGGCCAGAGGCATTGGCGAGCTACGCTGCGTCTTGTGGACGTACAGCGGTTCCGGCCGGTAGGTGATGAAGTTGTTATTGCGGTACACCTGCTGGGCATTGGCGCCCCGCTCCATCGGCACCTCACCGCCACGCTGGCGAGCAAAGTAGTTATCAAGCGCATGGAACCATTCATGCGCAAGCGATCCAGCGCCTCGCGTCTTGGTCATGTTGATGACGATGTTGCTCGGCTCGAAATGAGCACTGGCACGGCCACGACCACGCGAACCGAAGCCGATACCGAGACGCCCGCCGAGACTCAGCGCCTTGGGCGGCACGCCGACCACCTCAGCCAGATCCATGAACGAATCGTAGGCCTGATTCAGCAGCCCCTGCCGATCAGCACCACCAGCGCCCTGCGAAACCCAGTTGCCGAACTCGACGCCACGGAAGCCGAACACTTCAAGGAACTGCTCAGGCGTGATATCGGCGCCGTTCCGGTAATCGCGCCCGGTACGCTCGTCGTTGGTATCGCGGCGCATGTCGGCCTTGGTGACATTATCGCGGTTCTTCACCGCGTCCCACAGGGCGACCAACTGATCGCGATTGTCCGCGAGGTAGTCACGGGCCTCACCCACCGTCTTGAAGCTTGCTAGACGACGGGCTTCCTTATCGCCCGTCTTGGTGATGAAGTACTCCCTGGTACTCCTGTCTTGATAGATGTCGAACTTCATCAGCTTTTCAGGTGCCGACTTGAGGTTCAGCGTTTTGCGAACATCGTCCAGCGCCTCGGCAATAGTGTTTTTGCCGAAAAAGTGAGAAGTCCGGCCGTCAATCCCAACCTCTACCCATTGGCCGGGAGTCATCTTCCCTTCGACGCTGAAGCTGCCAGATGCCACCCTCACCAGCCCGATGCGTTCCCACTGAGCGCGATCGATACCCATCAACAGTTCGATCTTGTCGGCCACCGGGCGCAAGCCTGGGCTGAACTCGCGCATTTTCGGCACAGTCGCATCAGCGCCAATATCAGCCAGACTCTTCAGGATCTCGCGCGCAGCCTTCACCTTACCGACCCAGACGCGCACCTTGTAGGGCACGCGGGGCTTTGCCGGGATCATTTCGCGCACAACCTGATACGACGCGGCGTGAAACAGATCCTCGATGCGGTTGATCTCGTCCTTCGGCCATAGTTGGCTGAGCGTGCTGTTGGCGATAGCGGCATCGTCCATGCCATCCAGGCGTTCGCGCACGCCGCGCAGCTCGTCCTTCCTGGCACCGCCAAGCTTCTCGCCGGCGTCTTCTATGACTTTAGGCTGACTGCTTGCCGCAGGCGCCTGAACTGGAGAGGCCTGCGCCTCGCTCTCGGCACCGTACTCTTCCCGCAGCGCCTCCCAGGCCTGGCGGTTCACGCCTTCCGGGCTGTCGCTGTTCAACGCGTTGTACTGCTCGAAGGTGATGCCGGCCGAGGCGCGGTCTACGTCAGCCTCGTATTGATCCTGCAGGCGCCGAATGGCCTGGTCGTAGCCTGGCGACCCTTTCTTGATGCCGGCGGCCTTGGCCTGGCGCTCTATATAGCGCTTGCGCGGGGTCGCCAGGATCTCGGGCAGAGCCTGCGCCTGGTCGTCAGTTTGAACCTGGGCGTTTTCTGCCCTGGTTGCGGATTGATCAGCAGCAGGCTGCTTGCTCAGTGCTGGCTGTCCGTCTGCCCCTTGAGTTGCAGCAGGAACACCAGATCGACCAGTTCCTGCCGAACGCCCGGCAGCGGCAGGCCGTTCAGCCACAACTGGCTCTCGCGCCACGTTATCTGCCGCATCTGGCAAAGCAGGCGTATCGCCTGCGGCTCGGTCATTAACAGGCCCTGGCCGACTATCAGCACGTTGCACCTCCTGGCGGCGCTGGATGCGCCACTCGCGATTGCCACTTTTCACGACTTCGAACGCGGCCGGCTCCGGCATCGAGCGCAGCGCCTTGTTCGCACCGGGAACGCTTCGGTAGATAGTGGAAATCGCCTGTTGCTCGTCCCGCACGGCCTTGATTGCCCGCGCAGCCTGCGCCCTGGTTGCGCCAGTGGAATCGGCCAACGCCATAGCGTCCGCCTGCTCACCAGCCTGGCGAGCCTGCTGTAACACCTGATCGAATTTCGGGCGCTGGCCTGGCGCCGCCTGGGCGGTCATGCCATCCACGCGCGGCGCCGGCTCGGTCGGCTGCTGATTCGGCACCCTGCCCACCTGAGCCTGGCCAGCGCTGTCCACCACCACGGCCTCCGGGCGAAGGTCAGGCAGCCCCTGGCGCACCGGTTCAGCATCGAAGGTTCGCTGGGTTGCCAGCGGCTGCGCCTGTGGCATGCGTGCAGCCGGGATTACCTCGCCAGTGATAGGCAGCTGACCGCGCGGCGTCTGCTGGTCCATGCCGGGGCCACCATCTGGCCGCCCAGTCTCACGCCCCGGTACTGGCCGCTGCTCGCGGTCCACATTGCGAGCGGGCCCTTGCTCGCTCACCCGGCCATTGGCATCTGCGTACAGAACCTGCTCAGGTGCAGGCAGTGACAGACGATCCGGCGCCGGCAGCTGCGCAGCAGTTCGGGAAATAACGCCAGCAGCAGGATCTGGAGCTGGTACCGGCGCTGGCATCGGGTTTTCGGCAGAAGGCGACGGCTGAACCATGCGGGTGCGGCTCATATTCCAAGCCGTCTCTGCCGTGCTCTGGCCGAGAGAAAGCAGGCTCTCCAGCACCGCATCAGGGATATTCCCTTCGCCGGTAGCCGCCAGCTCGCCAAGGTATTCGCCAACGCCTTCGCCAATAGTCTCCATGCCCAGCAGCGCACCGCCGGTCGCCACGCGCCGCCCAAGCCGATCAGTGGCCTTGCGCGCATTGTCCTGCGCCACCCGCACGGCAGCAGCAATCTCAGGGTTCGCCCGGGCAGCCACCACAGCAGCTTCGCTGGTCACGTCTACACCACGATCCATCAGCGTCTTGCGAGTAGCAGCCTCTAGCGCAGTACTGCTGGTGCGCTGCAAGGTGCTAGCGACTTTCCCGCCGACACCCAGCGTGAGCGCGTCCACGCCAGTGATCACACCGCCTTTGATCGCACCCTCTCGCCTGGCCTGCGCCAGTTCTTCCTGGGTCACCTCGCCGTCATCAGCGGCAGCCATTGCCTTGCTGCCGGTTTCCAACGCGGCGTTACCAAGGAACATGCCGGCCAGGCCGCCGATTACGCCCCCCACGGTACCGCCTGCAGCCGTACCAACCCCCGGAAAGACGGACCCGATACCAGCGCCTACAGCCGCGCCACCTTTCAGGCCAGCCCAGCCACCGCCGAGTACTGCTGCAGCATTCGGCAACTGCTCGAGCACTGCCAGTCCTGCGCCGGCCGGGTTATCGACGATGGCACCGATGCCCTGGCCAATGGTCGGCAGCAGGCCAGGATCTTCACCCAGTGCCGCGGTGCGGTCTGCATAGTCAGCCTGGAACTGCTCAAGACGAGGATCGCGAGGCGCCTGTGCCTGCTCGGCAGCACGATCTGCGACGCCCTGCGTATTGCCGGTGTAAGCATCGACGGTGGAGGCGATCGCGCGGCCAGTGTTCTTGGCTCCCTCGACAACAGTGTCGACGATGCCGCTGGCTTTCGGCTTCTCAGGTTCCGAGCTGTATTGACGCCAAGGCTCAACACCAGAACTGCCGCTTTGCGAGTAATCGTCCCAAGGCCCAGCCATTACCACCTCCAAACAGCCGCACCGTGCGGCACCGTTCAGAAAACGCTATGTCACTGGCAGAGACGAACAAGGTTGATTGCAGAAAGCCGGGGGCAGAGCTATAACGCCAGCATGAAGAAGCTGATCATCACCACCGCACTACTCGCGTTCTCAGGCCTGGCCCAGGCCGGGAACTTTGCTACGTGCCTGCTCGACGAGCTGCCAGGTGTCCAGAACAACAACGCCGCGGGCGCGGCTTATCAGGTGTGCAGCGCCAAGTATCCAGAGCGCTACAATGGCGTTGCACAGGGATCAGGCCGCGGCTTCTGGGGTTATGAATCTGGCGCCGAGTGTGCCCTGAAGAAAGCGCGCGACACTCGAAGCCAGGATGCAGCAGGGATGATTCGAGTGGCCTGCAATCGCCTGTATAACGCAGCCAGCGCCGAGCGCGAGTCTTGCGAGAAGAACGACCCAGGCCCCTGGTGTGCATACAAGTGATCAGCCGCTAGACCTTGCGCCAGTTTTTCTGATCTGCGGGATCACCCCCCAAGAACTCATAGCCGCCTTGGCGAGTACCTACCGCAGGAACTGGGGTTAGCCCCGGAATGCCATCCCCAATACCACCAGTCACCGGCCGCCCAGTAGTCACATCGATCAGCTGCGAGCCGCGGATATCACGACCGTTCTCGTCACGCCCAATGATAATGTCCTGCGACTGGTACCGATCTTTCGCCGGCGTACTGAGCGAGGTGTAAGCGCTGCGAGCAGTTTCTCGCTGATCGCTGCTTACGGTCGGATCGGCCAGCATGGCCGCCAGGTTATCGAGACGAAGCTGGCTATCCAGTGCAAGCTGCCGGGCTTGCTGTTCGGTTTGAGCTGCCTGCATCGCTGCGATTCCATCGCCTATGCCCTGCCGCTGCTGTTGAGCTTGTGGCCGCGGGTTCGCAGCCTGCTGCAAGGCAAGCCGCTGATTGAAGCGGCGATCACTGCCGGTACCCATGTCGGTGATCCCTGCCACCTGAATACCGCCAGCGTTGTCACGCAACGTCTGCCGCATGATCTCTGCCGCGAGCAGGTTGCGGTTCATGCCCTCTCGCCCACCAGAAACAACGCTGAAGGTGCCACCGCCAGATACCGGGCGGGATGGTGCAGTTCCTACCTGGCCAGGCATGTCTGCGGCAATAGCCGGCGTGGCCGCCTGTGCTGGCTGGCTATTCGGAATCGGCGCGGACTGCTGAGCAGGCGCATCAGCTACTGGAGCCTGAGAAGGCATATCTGCACCAATCGACGACGCTTGAGGCTTCACACCGAGAAGGTCGCGCGCACCGGACTTCAGGCGATCGCTTGCCGCAGACGCCTGATCGATACCTTGAGCGAGTAGGCTTGAGGCAGAATCGGCATAACGACTACGCCCACCAGGCAGGGTATTGGGATCACCCCCAGCCAGACTGGCAATGCCAGACCGTGCTGCGTCGATTCCAGCCGCAAATGGCAAAGCGGTGCCGCCTGCAATGATTTTTGCACCACCGGCTAAGCCATCAGCAATACCCGGCACCTTTGGTGCGGAAGGAACGCCAGCGCTGGTTACGGCACCACGCGGGCCAGTAACCGGCTGCTGATACTGTGCGGCCATGCGTTTCGCCCTGGCTTCGTCATTCTGCGGCTCATCAAAGGCGATAATGGGGTTGACCATGCTATAGCTCCTTCTCGATGCGGCTATCTCTATGTCACCAGAACCAAGACGCAAGCCTCAGATCACCTCGGCCGTCTTTACGTGCAGCGTCCAGAATGGCGGCACTGGAGGCACCAGGCCGTCCATTGTGGTGCCGAGAAATATCGTGCGATCCCACCAGGGTTCACCACTTAGCCAGCCGCGCACGCTGTTGAGATAGTCATTTAGCACTTCGAATGTCTGCGATCCGACCGAGATTACGGAATTGCAACGCATCACGACTCCCGTCGAAGGCATGAACAGCGTCCAGCTGTCGTCAACCATTCTCCCGACCACATCCCGATGTTGCACCCGCACCGGAACCTTCCCAAGGTCGATGTATTTGCCGAGCGCATACGCAAGCGAAGAGAACACAGCGGCGCAGTCTCGGATCGCGCTCTCGTCGAAATCGACCATGGCCGACTCAAGAGCACTTACATTGATCAGGCTCAGAAGATGGTCACCATCGACGAACGGCGTATCCATCGTTGGCGCGGAAGGTGACGCCAGGTCGACGCCAGGGAATCCGGTTCGAACATCCAGTACGGGGTAAAAGTTCACACGGGCATCTCCCAGTAGTATGTGGCGATAGTGCCGTCCGATAGCTCAACAGCGCCGTTCCATCGAGTAAGCACATACGGAGAGTCAGCAATGTTCGTGCTGTTGACTAGCTCACCAGCAGAAGATCCGGCAAACGCTACGCCAACATTCACCCACCCCCCCGGTGACGTATACGAGTACCCAGCACAACCAGCCATAGCAGCCTGCCCGTTGTAAAGAACTGCCTCTGGAATACCGATTGCCGGGGAGAACTGAGGCAAATGAGTTGGCAGACCAAGATCCATTTCCCTAACAAGTTGCAATGTCGGCTCTTCGCCTTCGCCAACCAGTTCGGCGCCGTACATCCTGAGCCCATCACCATTGCTTCCTGCCCTCTCGGTGAAGTAGTAAATCCCCTCTGCATCGCGCAACGTCGGATACTCCCCAGGCGTGAGCCGTGCAATCCATCCCTCGCGCATTACCTCGCCATCAATGCCAAGCTCTACGACGTAGATCCGATCAAATGACGCCATGTCAGGGGGAAACAGGCATGTGATATATGGAATAGCCATCACACATCCTCCACTTTTGCGACCAGGCTCGATGCCGCGGCACCATTGGATGCTGCAACCTGGGCCAAGGCATTCGTGGCCTGCCCGAGAGCGCCAGCGGTATTGCTGCCGTTGCTCAGCGCTACCTTGTTGCGATCGTAGGCAAGGCCCACGTCCAACTTGCTTTTCGCAACGTCCAGCCGCATGTTTTCCCATGCCAGCTCGACGTTGTGATAGTTCGCCAGAGCCGACTGAAACGTCGCCTGCGCCTGAGCACGCAACCGGGCACGCTCCAAATCCCGATCAGGCACCGCGTACCACATGCGGTAGAACTCGGCCATTTGTGACAGCAGGCCCAGCTTCAGGCGAATGGCCTGCTCTTCCGCGAACTTGAGCAGGTCGATTTTGATATCAGCATCCTTGATCGCCTGCTGCCAGTTCACCTCTGCGATAGCCTGGCCAGCCCGCTGCTCGGCTGCCGTGATGGCGGCCACCATGGCCCCTTGTGGCATCGAGAACCCAGCTCCGGCGAATCGCGTCTCGATGGTGCGCACCTCGGAGTCAGCAGCTCGCCCTGCTCGGTCGCGCGCCTGCTGCCAGACTATTTCCAGCACGGTACGATCCAGGCCGTAGGGCTTGGAGCCAGAAATGATGCCGAGCAGCATGTCTTCCGGCAGCGTCTTCAGGTCACCACTGATCGCCGGGCAAAACTTGCTCAGCCACTCGTCTGCCTCTGCGTTCAGGCGCATGACCTCGGCATTCGTTGAGTCGCCGACGCCGAAGATATCGCTGAGTTTCGGTGCCGCACCCAGCGCCGGCTTGGCCACGCTGAAGCTCAAGCGCCGCTCTTTCACCTGACCAGGATTCTGATTCCAGATCATGTTGCGGGTGTTGATTGCATCGGTCAGCGCCCGACTGGACTGCGACTGCAGAAAGTTTGTGACTTCCTCGAACTCAGCCATTGCTGCTCTCCTTCACGTATGGGTAACCTGGCTTTGGCGACCAGAGCGCCGTGCCGGAAAAGATGTATCCATGGCCTGGGACACCTGCGTTTTGCCCTGTCTCGAAGCTGTCCGGTGCATTCACCAGAGATTCCCAGGTCACGGCACCATCGCGCGAGATCAGCGCATAACCCCGATTGCCACTGGCCACGGTCAGGATCAGCCCGGCAGGCGTGACCAGCTCCCCATCCAGCCAGGTTTCGCGCTGGTAACAGGTCAGGGCATAGACCGGATATCGATTCTCCGAACTGGTGTAATGCGTGCCGTTCACCCACGGCACGGCCACAGTGCCGTAGTCGGCCACCGCAGCGCCGTCGAACACCTGCAGACGCAGCACACCCGGTTCCTCGTTCGGCGGAAGGAAGTACACCACCCTGTCATCCGCCACAGGCGCGAATTGCTGCTGCAGTGTGTTCGGCAGCAGGTATTCCTCAAGCGCGTACTCCTGCCATAAAACATCAGAAAAGCCGGGGCCGCCGAAGATGCCCATATGGGCGTATAGCTCAGCCAGATAAGCACCCAGGTTATTCTGGCCTTCGACAGCGAAGCTGGTTTGCCTGGCCCTGGTGACCACCCGGTACCCAGCCGGCGGCGCCACACGCTGCAGGGCTCCGTCGACGATCCACCACAATTCCTCTGGCTGGTCACGGTCGATATATGGCCCGAAGCCGAGATCGGTGCGGTAGAGCGGCGGCTGGATATCCTCGGTCGATTCGCGCCGCCAGCCTCTGTAGTTATCGGTAAACCACCACCACCCGCCGCCAACGTCCTGCAGCAGACTGCCCAGCCAAACGCTGCGCAGGTACCGCAGCGCACGCACGGCATAGCAGCGCTTGCCATCCACAACGCCACCCCACAGCACCTGCGGGTAGTAAGCGATCGCCGAATCCATTTCGCCGCTGTCATACCAGGGGCACTGATCAGACCCCAGCACGTCAGGCGCCATCATCCGCGTTGTGACGGTTCCCGTAGCCACGGTGTAGGAGACAACCAGCAGGCCGGTGCGCGTGACCTTCACTTTCGCCGCTTCACCAGGCGTGATGCCGGCGCTGTCGTCAAAGCGCAGTTCGCTGGTGATTGGCAGCAGGTACTCGTCGCCAGCACGAACCGATGCGACGAACTCGACCACCCCATCCAGCTCCGTGGCATGCACAGCGCCCACCACGCACGGCCGGTAGCAGTCCTGCCCCGATAGATCCGGGTAGTAGTCGATCATGGAAAAATCAGTCGTGAACAGCCCCGGCGCAATGCGTAGTTCTGGCACAAACGACGCCTGCCGAAGGTGCGCGGGCCAGTCACCGTTCGGCACCAGCTTATGCAGGGTGTTGAACAGGTACTGACCCGGCGGCGCCGTTGGCTCGGTCGGCTGCGCCCATTCCGGCACGGCATCCACCGTCGAGTAATCCACGGCAACACCGGCCGGGATCTCGTCTTCAACGTATGCCCGGCGCTCGAACTCCAGCACCATTAACCCTGAGCGAGCGGCCTTGGCATGCGGATACTGCAGCGCATACCACTTCGCACCATCGCCCTTGTCGGCCAGGATGAAGTGGTTGTCAGGCATATCGAATGCCACCTGTACGCCCAGCGTGTACCGCTGCTGCTCGTCTACCACCACCGGCTGCACTGCCGGCATGGCCACCTGGCGCGGTTGCGGCACACTCCAGCGCGGGCGATACGGTGACTCGAAGGGCCCTGCAGGGCTTGGTGCATCCACCAGGGCAGGCAGCGTCTTTGAGCTGTATGCAGTCGCAAAGGTCAGCCCATCGAGCCCGAACCAACTCTCCCGAATCACCGCGTCAAGCCGTGGCCCGCCCCCTACGACTTGCAGCCCAATCTGGAACTGCTGGGTATCGCAACCATTGAAGAAGCCATCAATCGTCTGATCATCCGGGATGAACTGAAAGGCCAGGCCCAGGCTGGTACGCACAACCTCATCACCATATCGAGGTGGCATCACTGCGCCGACATATGCTCTGGCCACGAACTCATTGCCATGACTGGCACTGGTGAACCACTTGCCCTTCATTTTCGCAGACAGCGGCTCTTCGATCGCGCCATCTGGCGCGTACTGCTCGCGCTTGCCTGCAACGGTGAAAGCCAGCGGGCTGAAATCACCAAGGCGGAACAGCGGGCCGCGAAACCCCAGCAGCCGGACAGGCATATCGATCACGTCCGCTACGCAAACGAACTGATCGGCCGCCAACTTGCACAGGTAGCCCATAAAGATGAAGGTCTTGGCTTGCCCAGCCGGCAGCTTCTCCCCCTCGGAAATAACCCGACGCTGAACAACAGGATCTGGCTTGCAGGCAAAACGCACCCGTACCGGCTTCATCGCAAGTGCATCCGGCGAGTGGCTACGGGAATATCCCACTCGATGCTATCGAGGTCGGCAAACGTCGCATCGGTCAGTTCGAGGCGGACATTCCAGTACCGGGCGGTGACCCCTTTTGCTGTGACAGCACGATGGTGACCACGCCCAGGAATAGCCTTGTAGAGCTGCTCGCGCCCGTCATGCGTGGTGACCCGCGCATAGACCTGGCCATCGGTAGCAATACCGAAGTAGGCAGCCGTCAGGTACTTTTCAGCGCTGCTGTCAGTGCCGGCCGCTGCGAAGTCGATCGCAGCCGCCAGCGGCTCGCCATCATCACCAGCACCGTCGACGATCCGGTAGACGCCGCTCTCGTCCCAGGCGTAGCTGTCGAGACCGTCATTGAAGAAGCCAGTAAACTCGAAGTTCTCATAGCGCGATGCAGCACCTGTCACCAGATTGGTGGCGTACTGCAGCACCACGTCATCGACCAGGCTGCCCGAGTTGTAGATGCTGACCGCGCTGCGCAGCACCTCGTACATGATCTGGGACTGACTCATCTTGTCGCCGACGATCAGCGACTCGTAGATCAGATCCTCTACGAACGCCGACACGATCAGATCGAAGCCGACGCCAATCCGCTCGCGCCAGGCCACATACGCCACGTTGTCGGTAACCAACTGCTCCTGCAGGTAGACAAGTTCGAGCATGTATTCGCCATCCGGGTCATACACACGCTCGCGCCCGCCAACCTCGATCACCGGCAGCTGCACACGGCCAATGCCGTATGGATAGTCGGCGCCGATCACCTCAAGCGCTGGCAGCCGCACGTCGCCAGATCCAGCACTACCAACCAGCACGATGCCGCTGATCATCGGCGCAGGAATACCCAGCGCACCTACCGCCACGTCAGGCAGGGCAAAACCGGCATCGCCGCTCACGGCAGGCCGCGGTATTGCAATATCGCCGGCACCAGTGGGTCGATCACTGGCGAACACCTGCAGGCCTGGGAGAGTTGCCAGCCCCTCATTGGTGCTCGGCCTGGCGCTTCCGGAGAAACCAATACGACCAGCCGCACGGGCAGCAGTATCGAGCACCGCAGACGCACTGCCCCTGATGCCGATATCGCCGCGCACCCTGCGCATCTTCCCGGTGAAGCCAGTGCGCCCACGCGCAGATGCCGTCTCGCGCACCAGGCTTCTGGTACCGACCTTACCCACTGCGCGAGCAGGGATAGCGACCGAGATAACCGGGTTGTCCACGTAGTCGCCGGCCGAGTAAAGCAGCGCGTCACCGACCTTGTCGCCAATCGATGCGCTCAGACTGACATAAGCCCAGCCCTGGGCCGAGTAGACCACCGCCTGACCGACACGACTGATGCTCAGCCGAATACCATCGCTGGACGAGAATGGGCAGTTTGCGACGATCTCGCCCTGCTCGATCACACTGATCTGATCCCCGCGCAGGTAGAACGCATGCTCTGCCGTGGCGAATAGCGTGTCCTGATTGGCCGGCGCCACGCCGATCACCACACCAATCGGATGCAGGCACACGTCAAAGCTGAACACGAAATCGCCCGACAGGCGCTGGCGTGAAGATGCGCTGGCATTCCAGCCCGGCTCAAGGGAGACGACCAGGCGGGCTGGTTCCCCTTTCACCTCCGGTCGAGCTCGGTAGCATGTGGTACTGGTAGAGCTTGTCAGCGATGTTTCACCGCCCCCCGTTCCAATACTTCCGGCATACGCCCCGCCGGCAAACACACTTGGGTTCGCTTGAGCTGTAGCCACCATATAGGGGCCAGAGAAATTCAGTGGCAGGCCTGGAGTGCCGCTGCTCTTAAAACCGGATGAACGCCCACTGCTCGACCGCACCGTCGAGCTGACGCAGTACGCCGGCCGAAACGGCACATGCTTGACCTCAGCGGTCTGCGTGATCCGCGGGGGCTTTACCAGGCGGTTCGCCATGCGTCACCCCATCAGTTCGAAGGCATGGCCACGACGAAATAGTCGACCTTCTGGATCGCGCCTTCGACGAAGTTGAGCGACGAGAAATTCAGCTCGACGCCTGCCAGACCAACTTTGCCCTGGATGCGCGGCAGCACGCTGCTTGCGCCGCCAGCGTCCGGCCCGGTCACCCAGCGGAAATAGGTCGGCGTGCCAGTTGCCAGCGCTTCACCGCGCCAGGTCTCGGTCGGGCTCTTGCTGATATAGGTGCCGTCTGCCGTCGCGTTGAGGTTCAGGCCTGCGCCCTCTCCGTCGACACTGATCTCGCACAGCAGCGTTGCGTCGCCCGGCAGCTCCGCATCGGCGGTGGCGGGTTCGGTACCCTGGTAAACGCGCAGGAAGCTGGATGCAAAGGCCTGCCGCAGCGAGCCAGTCGCCAGCAGGTAACCAGACAGGCCGGTACTGATCTTAGTCGTCATTGATGCCGCCCTCGATGATGATCTCGCCAATTGGGAAACGAACGATGCCGGCCGGTGCAACAGCGCGCGGCGGTACCAGCGGCAGACGCGCCAAGCACGTGCCGCCAGCGCTGGCACTCCATATGGTGATGAACTGGATGGTGTAGCTGCCTGCTGCACCGGAAGCCGGGAACGCGACTTCAGCGTCGTTTTCAACGCGCGTCAGATCAGTGACAACGCTCTCGCCCCAGGTGACGGCGGTTCGCTCGTAGTTGGGATCGGTCGCAGTGGTCAGTTCGTTGGCGCTGCCATCGATACCTGGGTCACCGGTATGCAGGCCCACGAACCACGAAGTCGGGCGCGCGGCCAGCGCCACGGTGGTAAACAGCAGCCGGATGATCTCCTGACTGGCATGACTGGAATTGCTCACGGTCGCCTCCTATTACGCAACAGTGGTCGGGATGAACACGACACCAGCCAGGACGCGCAAAATGCCGTTCGGCTCAACAGGTCGCGGATTTGGGAAGCGGACGATCGACATGAGCAAACCGGTGTTACCGCCCTTCACCGAGTTGGAAATGAGGAAGCCGCCACGCACAGTGCCAGAGCCGGTAAACACGAACTCGGCGCGATTGTTCGCGTTGCTGACCTCGCTCAGGCTGTCGTACTCATGCTCCCAGTCCAGCCGAGAGGCGCCCTGGTAGGCTGTGAACTCCCCGACGTTGACCGGCAGATCGGCAGCAGTAACGCCAGGGTCATCCGGCACGTAGTTGCCCGAGAACAGCCCCAAGTACCAGTTGCTGATCGGCGCAGCAGTGCCACGCAGAAGGCCAGCCAGGTGATCCATGCCCACCTGCGGAATCAGGTTCGTGGCATCGCCACGATCGATGATGATTCCGCCTTCGGAGTACTCGTACTGATAACGAAACCCCCACTTCCCATGCTCTTTCATGGCTCGATGTACTCCGTTTGGAAGTAATCGCGGGCGGCCAACGGGCTGACGCCCTCGCCAGCACCGCGCATTGTGGTAACCAGCAGCGAGCTGCCATTGCTGTGCACCAGGCCGGTGGCGCCACGCTCACCCTGGCCAGGCACGAATCGTTCACTGGCGATCGGCGCAGCAGATCCATCTGGGTTGCCCACCACTACGCCCCATGGCGACATCCAAGCGCAGCGCCCATCTGGCAGCACGCGGCCGGTGCCGGAAACAGCGCCGTACTCAAGCACCTTCGGTGCCTGCGGTAACTCAGTCCCGATGCCATTGAGGAAGTAGGTACCCTGCCCGGCACACACAAACAGGCCAGCACCGCACGGCAGCACCACGGCGGGTACCGCCTCGAACTGGAAGAAATCGGCCACGGGGTCATGCAGGTGCGGTCGGTATGGCCGGCTCAGGTAAAGGCACTTGCCGCGAACGCCGACCAGGCGGGAATCGGACAGCACGCACAGCGCGTCCGGGCGCGGCATTGAGCAGAGGCCGATGGTGGTGCAGCGGGCAGTATCGTCGCGAACCGCACCGATCTGGCGCACGCCGGCATCGGACGCCTGCAGGTAGAGGGTTTCACCGTTCGCCACGCTGGCGTACAGGCGCACGCTCAGGCCAGCAGGTGGCACTGGCACGTCGACCTGCAGCGCCTTGCCCGCCGGGACGCTGATGCGCACAGGGTCAATGACGCCCGACTCGTCGCCGAAGGCATCTACGAAGGTGCAGGCCAAGCGATAGAGCCCAGGTTGCAGGTCGCCTTCGACCAGGCTCACCGAGAAGTTATCTGGCGCCTCCGGCACCAGCCATTGCCTGATAGCGCCGCCGGCATAGCGCAGCATGTCGCGCGCCGAGGCGATAAAGGTGTCGCCAGCCAGGGTGGCAGCGCACAGCGGGCCGGCCGGCGTGATGGCAGCGAGGTTGCGCGCAGCCTGCGACAGCAGATCCAGTTCAACCAAACCGGTGTCATCAGCAACCAGCGCCCGACCGCGCCCAACAGGGAAGCTCAGGCGAATGCGTGAGCCAGCGTAGATCGATTCGAAACCAGGGCGCAGCGCGAAGGTGCCGGCGTCGGTCGGCGAGAAATTCAGGGAATCACGCACAGCCCCTGGCTTGATTCGAGAAGCCGGGGACCGGTTGTCGATCCCCAGCACCCAGTTCTCTTGGCGCGCCATGATCAACCACCGTACTTGATGCGGCGAGCACCACCACGACGACGCAGCTCGTCCTCGTAAATGCGCTGGCACTCGTAGTTGAATTCGGCCAGGTACTGGCCAGCCTTCACAGCGTCGAAGATCTCGGCATCTTTGACGTTGTAGGCACGATGCTTGATGAACAGCAGCAGGTACTCGCGGTGCGCCGGGTTCACGTCGACCAGCTTCGAATCTTTGGTCAGTTCCTTGACCGGTCGACGGATCGCCTGCAGCACGACCTTACCGCTCTCGCGCGGCTTCGGTACCAGGCGCATGCGCCCTACGGCAGAGTTGGCGAGTAACACGCAAGGCCTGCCAGTGGTCGGCATGCGGGAACGGCGAATTTCTGCAGGTGAGCGCACGTCGATCGGCCAACTGCGCTCACCCAGGAAAAGCTCGGCGTCGATTACGTCGATGATGTAGGCCGGGTAATCGATTTCATCCTCACCGGCGGCGAACTCAACCTCGATTCCGTCGCCGATGATGCTCTTTGTTCTCTCGGCGAAAGCCGCCAGCGCCCCGTTTGCGAAGCGGACCAGTTGGCCATCGCCCCAGAAATAGGGATCGACCAGGTCCTTCTCGTCATCACGAAAGGCCTTGATCAGGTCGCTGACGGTTTCGTAGGCCATGATCAGTCGTCGTCGCCGTCGTCTTTATCACCAGCACCCAGGCTCTCGACGAACTTCGGCCAGGCGGCCTCGTACTGCACCTTGGTGACTTTGAAGCCGACCTGCTTGCTTACAGCTGCGAGCTTGGCGCGCCCGTCGCCTTCCAGTTCGTCAGGGGTTTGGCGCTCCATCACCGCAGCGATCGCGGCCAGAATCAACTCTTCCTTGGTAGGACCAGCGCCACCGCTTTCGTCATTCAGGTTCAGACCGACAACGTCGCAGCCCTCGCCCACAGCCTGCTTACGGAAGCGATCAGGAATGATGCTGCCAGGCTTGCCGTCGGCAGGATCGATGCGGTAGATCACGCAGGAATGGCCGTCAGTATTGGCCAGGTGCAGCATATCCAGGCCTTTCGGCGGCAGGAATCGCGGTGCATTGCTCATGAGGTTTGCCCCTCTACAGGTTGAAAGAGAGGGGCCGAGTCACCCCGGCCCCGTTGCACTCAGCCCTGAGTGCTCTGGGTGCGCCCGTCGACGATGTACTCGACGACAAGACGGCACTTGCCAGTGGTGGCCGCTGCACCGGTCGATGCATAGGTGACGGTCAGGTTGCCCTGCACCGGCATCACGTAACCGGTGATATCCAGTTTCACGATGGCGAGCGCTTTCACGTCCGCCGGGGTGGCGGTGTAGCGGTCATCATCGAGCGCATCACCGACCTTGAGAGTCGCCGTGGTAGCAGCGTTGAACGACTCGGTAGGATCGATGAAGCCGCCGATGACCATGGCGCCACCTGGCAGCTCGATAGCCGCCTGCACTGCACCATTGGAGAAGTCCGCCAGGTTGATATCCACGAAGGCCACCAGCGGGGCCTGACGCGCATCGTTCTTCTTGATGGTCATGACTCAGTCCTCAGTTGCTGGCCGGGACTCCCGGCCAGCGTTGCCAGAAACCCCGGTATCAACCCAGGAACAGATCGATCGCGAGCACGCCGAAGTCTTCGACCGACTTGTCGTAGATCGAATAGAACTTCGGTTTGAGCAGGCCGAACATCTTGTCGACGCTGATACCGACCTTGGAGTCGTAGTCGAACTTCTTCTCGACCCACTCCGGCACACCCAGGTCAGCCATGCCCAGCGCCTGAGCACCGCACAGCAGCGCGCGGGTACCGTTGACGTTGCCGTCAGCGCCCCATTTGTTGCCGGCCGACGCACCAGTGGTGCTGTACACCAGGCGGTGCTCATGGATCACCGCGCCGTCGATGGTCACAGTGCCGCCAGTGAACCAGGGCGAGTTCTTGCCATCCTTCTGCGCCAGGGCCACCACCGCGCGCTGGTAGTCCGCGTCCTTCTTCAGCTGAGCCAGGGTGCCCGGCTTCACCAGAATGACGTAGTACTCCTTGCCACCAGCCATCAGCGGCTTGATGTAGTGGTCCTTCGCATACGCGACGGCATCCACGATCATCTTGTAGCTGGCTACGAACGCACTGGTGATGGTTGCGGTGTTGCTGGTGACGAGGTTGGTGCCGTTCCACATCAGATGCCGCTTGGACGAGGGGGCAGACACGTCGGCAGCAAAGGACAGCGATGGGAACGGCGACCCAACACGGGCGCTCCCGTCGTTGTGGAAGGCATAGGAAATGCCAGACAACGTCAGGAAGACGAGCTGATCGATACGGTTGGCGAGCCAGTAGGCCAGGCGATCGCGGGCCTGCTCGCGGAAGTTGATGACGGTCTTCTGGTCCGCCATCTTGCCCTTGTTGCGCACTTGGTGAGAGATGAGATCGATATTCAGCTCGACCTCGAAGTTCTGCATCTCTTCTTCGTTGCCTTCGCGCTCGTTGTCACCGATAACGCCGTCCTCGACCAGATCGGCGACGAGCTGCATCAGCACCTTCTCGCCCCTCTCGGTCTTGGTCATTTCGGTGATGCGCTGAATCATCGCGCCCGGGCCGGTACCCAGGAATTTCTTTACGAACATCTGATCGCGGGCAGCGCTCCATACATCGCGCGACCAGACGATCTTCTGCTTGCTGTTCAAGCGAGCAAAGTTGGTAACAGCCATGGCTGCTCTCCTCGTCAATTCATGTCGTCGTGTCTGGGTTGTGTCGCCACCCGAGCGAGGACAGGCTTTTGGGGAGAGCCAGAAACTCTGTTGCAGCTTTACGCCCTGCCTGGCGGGAACACCGTGTCTCGGTGAGCGAGCAGCCTTGCTGCGGGGTTAAATGCCCCTGGCCTTTCGGCTCAGGGGCTCCCTTTCAACCCTGGGCCATCCCTCGACCCTGGCTGTCTGGTTATGTCACTGGCGGATGCCGTCAATCCTTTTCGTTGACGAAATCACCACGCGCCTTGCGCTTCTCAGATTCAGGCAGCGCGTCGAACTCGTCCTCGGAAAGATCGGCGTAGTCAACATCCTTGCCGCGCTCGCCGACGCCAGGCATGACGGCAGGAATCTGCTTCTGCCGCTCGACGTTGCGCTCGATCTTCTCTCTGCTCAGATGCGGCTTATCCTTCACCGGCTTCCCTTTCCCGGCATCGTCATCGTCCTGCGCTGCAGGGGCGTAGCGAGGCGCAATCTTCTCGATGGCAGCAGCGACTGCTTTCGACGGAGACATACCCTGGCGCAGGTAGTAGTCACGGCGCGCAATCACATCCTCGATCGCGTCCTGATTGGCTTCTTTCGAGTTGTTGTTCAGGAACGGATACTTGTCCAGAGCGGCATTGAGCACATGCTGCAGGCGTTCGGTTTCGGCGGTCTGGTCACGCTTGAGCAGCTCTTCCTCGGCCGCCTTCTTCGCATCCTGGCCGGCCTTGCTCTCGAAGAGCTTCAATTCTTCGGCGCGGATCTCGCGACGAATTTCCTTCGCTTTGTCCGTGTCACCGTCGAGGATGGCACTCATGTAGCGATCTTCGGCCTCGTCGAAGTCATAGGCCGCCGGCTTCTCTGGCTTCTGTTCTTCAGGCTTCGGCGCAGCGCCCTTGAGTCGCGCGTTTTCCTCTTCCAGACGCAGGCGCTCTTCACGCTCACGCTTCAGCGATTCGTTCACTTCATGGAAGCGCGAGTGCGGCACGACCTTCGACTTACCACCTTCAGCCAGTTCCGCCAGGGCCTCGGCGTCGAGATCAGGATCCTCGTCAGCATCAGGATCATCATCGCCACCGCCCTTACCGCCATCGCCGTCATCGCCGTCGTCACCCTGATCGTCGTCAGGATCGTCTTCGGTCTCGGTCAGATCAGGATCGATATCGTCGCCGCGATCATCGTCGCCAGGCTCGTCATCGGGGTCTTCGTCCTCGTCCTCTTCTTCCTCTTCTTCCTCGACGTCGGAATGCAGAGTTTCCGGGTCGATATCGTCGGAACAGTCGACCAGGGTGTTGTAACGCATGCCCAGCGCCAGGTCGGCGCTCGCGTGTTCGGGTTTCATGGCCATGGGTGCCCCCTTGATTGCCGTTGGTGGTTTACTTCTTGGTGATCTGCTGCATGGCGGCCATCTTTTCCTTGGCCATCGCACGGGCCGCAGCCAGGCGCTTCGGATCCTTCTCGATCTCCTTGGCGCGCAGCAGGGTCCGCATGTCGTCCTCTGCCTGCCATTTCTTGTCTTCGATCAGCCCTACTGAACCTTTCATGCTGGTGCTCCCTCGATCTGCTGCGTTTCAATGCCGCTCATGAGCCCCACGCCAGGGTTTGCCGGCGTGATGGGATTGGTGTTGGTCGGTAGATTGCCGGCGATGCCAGCGCCCCCTTGGAGCTCAGGCACGATCGGCGGAAGGTCTTGATCGATGTATCCGGCCGAGCGCAGCAGCGCATCAGCAAGGCCTGCTGTCAGCGGATTGGTTGCGATCACGCCAGCGGTCTGGATAGCGCTGTATTGCGCTTCGACGGAACGATTCACCGTCTCCTGGCGTGTCTTGTCGGCCTGGGCCTTGGCAAGCTCTGCGCGGGCTTCGTTGAGCGGATCAGGCTGAGCGGCGGCTTGCTGCTCCAAGGCATCGATAATGTCGTTCTTGTCCGTGACGTTGCTGTGCTTGATCACGAACGGATCAGGGATAGCCACGCCCTTCTCGCGCATTTCCATGATCTGGGTGAACTGGCTGTTCTCGAAGGTCACCTGCATCGGCTGCTCGGAAACAACCACGTCGTACTCACCGATGGTGAGATCATTCAGCACCCCGCCTTCTTCGGTCGGATAGTTGACGTACAGGTCTTCGGTAACCGGGCGCCCGCGGCTGTCCTGCTCGGTGATCTTGAGAATGCGCGGCTCATCGTAGAAGTCCTGTATAAGCTCAAGGATGCGCTTGGCCATCATGTTGCGAGTCTTGGCCAGGTTATCCAGGGGCACAGCCAGGCCCTGCTGTGCAGCGAACTGTCGAGACTGGATGGCCACGCCGCTGATCTCGCGGCCAAGGTTGCCCGTCATGGCGTCATTGATGCCGGTGGTTTCGTCGATCAGTTGCCCGGCACGGTCAATGACGCGATCAATACCGGTAGGAATCTGGTTGGGCTGGATCTTCTTCGGCGCCTTCTCGACTGGCGTTTGATCCTTTAGCACGATGGCGAGGCCAGTTTCAGCCCCTCGTTCTGCCATTTCATCGTCCGACATGTTCGCCAACGAGCCAGACCACCACATCCAGCCGCTATTAGCGGTGTTGTTGATGGTGTGCAGGAACTGGCTCATGGACTTGTTCAGCAGTTGCTGCGGGCCGATCGCGTCATCCACCAGGCCGGTGGTCTTTCCGCGACGGAAGAACGGGAAGAACGGCACCACAGTGAAGTGCTTGAACGGGCTCCACTCGTCGAAGAGCGTGTAGTTGTAGGTGCTGATCACCCAGCGCACGCGACGAATGCGACGCTTTGCCCGCACCACGCCATTGACCGCCGCGATCTGTTCCTCAGTCATGCCTTCGATGGTGCGGATATCACCGGTCATGGTGATCAGCACGTCGGCATTCTCGGTTTTCCAGTACTGCCGTTCGATCACACGGACGCGCTTGCTGCCGTCCGCCAGCGTGGCCGACCCCATGTATCCGGTGCTGCCGGTGTCTTCATTGCCGAACTTGTTGCGTTCTTCGTCGGCCTCATCGTCGCCGAAGTCCTGATCTTCAAGGTCTTCCTGCTCGCACTTGTCGCGAGCGTCCTTGCCATACAGATCCTCGATCTCGTCCAGAGTCAGCCAGCGCGTGATGATCACGTCAGACCACTTGTCCGGGTCATAGCTCTTCGCATCCGGGTCAGGGATCACGTCGAGCGGATCAAGGTCGGTGATCGCGATCTCGCCCAGGATGGAATCCTGATAGCTGATGCGGATATCGAAGTAGCCGCGCTGCTGGATCAGGCCGTCGGAAAAAACCTGCGTCTCGATCCAGTGCAGGCCAGTGTTATCACCGACCTGCTTGGCCACCTTGCTAAGCACCTTGGCCTTGTCTTCGTCCGCACCCTGGCCGCGCGGCTGAAAGGCGATATCCATACGGTTCTGGATCTGGTACCCGATGGCGGTATTCAGCTTGGGCTTGACCTGATTGAACTCCAGGGCCGGGCGCCCCTCGGCCTCCAGCGACTCGCGATCCTCTGCGGTCCACTGCCGGCCGCCACCCATGTAGAAGTTTTCGCACTCGCGCGCTTTCCGGCAGAAGCTCTGATGGCCCCGCATGCGCCCGTACTCGTAGCGCTGCCAGTTTTTGTTCGCCTGCTCGTCTCGGTTTCCGGACATTCGCTACGCACTCATTGCTGATTTGCGGCCCCTGCCGGCAATCAGCCGGCGCTTCCATTCCGGCACTTCTATGTCACTGGAGGCGATTGGCAATGCGAACGTGAGCGCCAGCGCGTCGCCGGCGTCAGGTGATTTCTTCAGCTCTTTCTTGATCTCTTCCTTGGAGTCGAGCTTGATCTGGCCATTCGAGCTGTAGCGGTAGCCTGGTGCCGTGAGGTCGGCATGCAGCTTGTCGCAGTCAGGGATGCTGGGCGGGATTATGTCGGCGATCCACTCGGCCATTTCCCCCCACATTTCGGAGCGCTTGTTGAAGTACTTGCGCTGGTCTGTGGCCTTCCCACCGAAGTTGACGGCCGTGACGCGATCGCCATAGCCCAGTTCCACCAGGCGGTCATAGATGCCAGCGCCCAGGCCGCCGATATCGACGAAGACACGGCGAATCGTCTTGTCGTCCTCGAGCATGCGCACGATGATGCCGACCACAGCCATGGTGTCGAACTGGTCGATCTTCTCCAGCCCCCAGGCCTTGCGCCCCTGGCGATGGATGATTGCAGTAGAGTCATCGCCGAAGCGCGCCGGGTCGACGCCAACAACGTGAGCGCCGATCGCCTGCAGGTGTGCCGGGTTTACCTTCCGCGCCCGGGCGACGGCCAGGGTGTTTACCAGCGCCTTATGGCCGACGCGCTGGAACGCCATGTCTGGCGTGGCCGGATATTCTTGATCGAACCAGGCGGCATCGCCGTTGAAGTCGGTATTGATCTTCGCTTGGCGCCACGCCATCTGCTCGTCGCTTAGCTCGAACGTCTCCTGATACTCGGCTTCCTCTGGCGACAGTTCGAAGTCCCTCGGCACCTCGCGCTGATACTCACGCTGGATGAACCACGGGATGAACACCGCCATGTAGTCGCTCTTCTCGGCCACGGCCAGCGTCCACATTTCGTGGAACAGGTTGGCCAGGCCGTTGGCCGTCGACTCTAAGATCGCCTCGCTACCTGGCAGCAGCGGCAGCGTCTGACCCAGACCGGCCATGATGTTGATCGCGTTCGGCCAGAACGCCACCTCAGACCCGTGCAGGTACTGGATGGTGTCCGACCGGCCGGCGTTCTTGGAACCCGCGGTGGCCACCTTGTAGCCGCTGCGCAGCTTGGAGAAGTTCAGCTCGGTGTCGCTGTTGTTCTTCGTCGCCGGCTTGAGCGTGGCGTCGCTCAGCTCGTAGTAGGTCTTGGCGATCCGGAACAGGTTCTGTGTCGCCGCGTCGAGGTGGGTGATGATCATGGTGCGCTTGCCGAAGCGCATGCTGGTGCGTTTGTAGAACCTGGCAGCGGCATAGGTGCTGATGCCCTGCTGCCGCCCCTTGAGCACGATGACGCGAACCCAGCCTCTCGCCGCCAGTTGCTGCTCGATCTTTTCGTGCAGCACGCGCTGGGCATCGTTCCACTCGAACGGCAGCACCTTGCCGCTCTTGTCGCGGATCTTTAGGTTCTTGGCGCAGTAAAGCTCGTCATCCTCGATGAGCCTGGCCAGGAGATTGTCGGCTGTGGACATGCGCACCCTCACTTCTGTGAGGGTTACGCCATGTCACTGGAAGGTATTGCGCAACCTGTAGCAGGCGGGCCGGCCAGATATGGTCATGCGTGCAGAGTTGGCGTCAGGGCTAGAACAGGAATGTTCCAAAACCTCGCGGGTGATCCTTCACCCGTTTGTTGATTCTCAGGAAATCCGCACACGACGGAATGGACGTAGATCCGCAGCGCCGGACTTGTTTATGTTGCCGGTAGAGCCATCGGTGAACAGTCTATACCTAGCTGTCGCAGCTGCAGCTGTAGCGGACGTCCAGTAGTATTGCTCGCGCATCGCCGCTTCAACTGGCAAAAGCGCACGATTTGCCCAGGCCAACGCCAGTTCATTTGGTGCAGGGAGATACCAATCCGCCAATCCGCCACCGCTATAAGAGCGGCAAAACTGTGCTGCAGGGTGCGCTGCTATGCCTGCCGCTTCAATCGCTGAAGTATTGCCCAGCCCATCAGTAAAACTTCCTGTGCCGGCTGTTGCAGTATTCGCATTCTTCCACTGCAAGCGGCTGTTGGCAGAAAGAGGGGCCATCAAAATCCAGTAGCTTCCGTCATTGGCTCCACCATCAGTTACGGTCACGTCCCCTATGTAGTACCCGCCCTGTTCCGCCCAATAATCCCCAATCGCTGGGGGAGTCAGCCCACCGCCTCCGCTACCGATCAACCCTTGCTGCGCCAAAACACCTGGGATAATCATGCGGGCGTTCCCCCAAGCGTCCCCGCCAACGTAAACGTATTCGCAGCGGTGCGAATCAGCGAGGCAGCGGCGTACTGCCCCCGCAGCGCTTTAGTCAGCCCACTGAAAACATTCACAGTGATTCCGCTGCCGTCGGCGATAGTTACGACGCCTGCACCCTGCTGAATGACAGTGACTGCCGCAGCGGCAGGCCACGCGCCTGACGCCTCAAGTTGGATCGACAGGCTCACGGCAGAGGCGCTGGTGCACAGCACGATGTTGCCGGCATCTGACGGCACTAGGGTTCCTGATGTGCCGGAGATAGTGCGCACGGTGGACAGGCCTGCCTTAGCATTCAGCGCAGCCTGCAGGTCTGTCTGATCGGCTAGCGTGCCGCCGATACCGCCCCAGTTCGCACTGCCGCCACCGCTGATTGCGATGTTCCCGCTGCCCAGCAATGTCTCTCCGTTGATGGTCTTGATGCTGGTACCGCTGACCAGGGCGTCCTGCTTGCCGCTAACCGTACCGATCAGGTCGGTGATCTGCTTCTGCAGCTTGCCGAACGCCACCAGCACGTTGTCAGCGCTGGTTATCGCCCCGCCAGTGGCCAGGCTCAGGCCACTGAGTACGGTGGCTAGCACGCGCGCCGTTGTGAAGTAGAGTCGTGTTGCGCCCTCGGCCAGGCTGTCGGTGTCCGGGTTTGCAGTTGCGCCGGCAGCGATGCCGCCCAACTTCGACTTCTCGGCATTGGTGTAGGCGTTGGTGTCGGGGTTGCTCTCGTAGAGCGTTTTCACCTGGGCGGCAGTGATGGGGTCAGCGCTGCCGGCCTGGGCGACCCATTCGCTGTCGCTCTCGTCCCAGATATACCGCTGCACCGGGGCACTGGTGCCGGCGTCCACGTCGGCGTAGTCGCCAGGATCTGCCGCAGGCAGGGCGGCCTGGAGAGCCGCCAAGTTCACGTAGGTGCCACGGTAGTGGCTGCCCTCCAGGCCCGCCAGCTTGGCCTTCTCCGCCGGCGTGAAGTTCGCTTGGCTCAGGCCGTAGCCGGGCACTTTGTCGACCTTGAGGCCGAGTTGCACTGACAGCGCGGCAGGCTGCACAGCCGTATCAGCCAAGGCGCCCTGTGCTGCCGTAGCCGCACCGATATCGCCCGGCGCGGTCGGGATAGTCGGCAGGCCGGAAAGATCGCCGTAAGCTCCAGACATGGCCACGGCAGCAAACGCCGGCAAGCCGGCCAGATCACCATAGGCACCAGTGAACGCAACCGAGGCAAAGCTGGGCCGGTCGGACAGATCGAGGTAGGAGCCGCTGGTGGCAACGTCAGCCAGGCTGGAGCCCTCAACAGGCGTATAGCCGAGAGCTGTGGTCACATCGGCGCCGGTAAGCGTCACCGCCCCGGTGCGGGTGTTGAAGCTGCTAACGCCAGCACCACCGCCGCCGCCACCAGTACCAGGCACCCCGCGCAGGCCGGCAAGCACAACAACCGGAGTTCTGCGCGGCGCAGCACCCAGGACGATGGGTTTGGCCACCTCGCCGGCGGCGATCACCCTCATGCCGTCACCTCGTCAGCAACCTCGATATCGCTGATCGCAGTCAGCGGGTAGACCTGGCCGCCCGGGGCGATCGCTTCAACGTCGTACTTGCCGCGCTTCCATTCCAGTGCTGCGGCAGTGGCGGCATCCATCTTGAGCACGAACGCGCTATGCGCCAGGTCGACCTCGATCTCTCCATCCGGGCTCTCGGCCGGGTCGCTGTGCCAGGTGAACAGCACGGTACCGCCTGGCTTGTCACGCACCTGGGCGCGGCAGTGCCAGCCCGTCAGATCCATCGGCTTGTTCAGCACCAGCAGGCCCGAGCCGCTGAACGCCTTCCAGCAGTGCGCGTTCAGGGCGTTCAGCTCTACGGTGTCGACGTCGACCAGCTTGGCGATCTGGCTTTCATCGTCCGGCGTGTTGAGCTCGGTCGGCGCCTTCACGCAGGTGACCTGCACCGGCCAGCCGTCCGGCACGCCGTGCCCCACTACCGTCAACCGCACAGGCGCCTTGCTCGGCATGCCAGTAATAGGCAGATACAGCAGCTCGTCCTCGGCGTACAGGAATCCGAACTCGAACGTCTTGCCGCGCTGGATGGTGATGGGGATTTCAGGCGCCATGCTGCTCTCCTATCTAAGCAGCACCGACCCTATGTCACTGGCGAAACCTGGCAAGCGCCCACGAAAAAGCCCGCACTCGGCGGGCTTTCTCGCACCAGCATCTGTCAGGAAGGCGATTCGCTGGCGACCAGCACCAGATCCATTGCGCCCTGGAACACGGCACCGGCACTGGCGATGCGCATATCGCTGCGCAGGATCGGGCTGCGGCCGATATCAGGCACCGGCAGCGACAATCGCTGTAGGCCATAGACGCTGACCTGCCCAACATCGCGCGCCATGTCGTGCGCAGCAACGGATTGCACAGCGACAGCAGGCAGGCCAGTGTCGCGCGCCGGCTCAGCCATAACAGCGCCACCGGCCAGTGCCAGGGCGATCAGAGGTACCAGCATGGATTTCGTCTTGAGCATGGGGAAAGCCTCTTGGTGAGTAGCTTATCGATCAGATCGACTGCGCCACCTGGGTATGTCACTGCGCGGCTCTGGCAACTATCCCTCGCCCATCAGACGACGCAGGCGCTCTTCATACGGCTCTTCATGCTCCTGCTCGTCGAGGTTGTAGGCCTGGCGCTCGAGCGGGATCAGGTTCTTGAGTGCCGTGGACAGATCGCGCAGCACGCCGGCATGCGACGGCAGACTGACGGCCTTGAGCATCTGAGTGCGTCGCCTGGTGTTCTCGTCGCCCTTGGTTTCCTCGAAGACGGCGTCCTCGATTTCTTCCCGCTGCGTCGCGGCCTGCTCCAGCTGCTGAAACATCATTGCCACCAGGCTGTGTCCCTTGGCGATATCGCGACGATGCCGACTGATCACCTGCAGGTTCGTCTGCACAGCAGCGTCTATGTCTGCGGGCGTGGGGGCGTTAACACGTCCGTTAACGCCGTCAACTTCTGCGCCATCACCGTTAGACTGAGCGAGCAAAGCCGCGCGTGTCCGCTCCCTTACCTCTTGGCTTGCATCACGCACCCACTCCCTTTCCTTGGCCTTCTTGCTGATGGCCGCCGCCGTGCAGCCGTGTTTCTCTGCCAGCGCCCGCAGGGATAGCTGACCCACCCGGTAATCACGCTCGATCGCTTCCCAGTCGATTGCCTTACGCTTGGTCATGGCTTCAATACCTCCTGCATCACGCCCATCTGCATCAGGCCGACCAGCCTGGCCTTGTCGACGGGCTTCCCACACGACAGGCGCTGCAGGTAGCCGTCATCGAACTCCAGCAGCATGATCATGTGATCTACCGGCAGCGCGCCTTCTGCATCGAGCTGGTCGGCCACCAGGCGCAAGTACTTCGCGATGGCCCGGTTATCGGGCGCATGCCCATTCAGTGGCAGTTGGACGACCTTGGCTTCACTCATCACGGCCACCGTCACAACCTGTCACAGTGACAGCGGCGTGACCGGTCACACCATCCAGCGTGACAGCGTTCGGCTGCACTGCCTGCATCGCAGCCCGGCGCAACTCATGGATGCGGGTGCCATTGGCGCGGATGTGCTCGGCCAACTGCTCGGCCGCGCCGATGATCACCTCGCCCAGCGCCTCGAACTGGCAGGTGATATGCCCGTCGTTCACGCTGTGCTGCACGTCCTGGCCATCGAACTGCACAGTGATCTGGATGCGCCAGCGCTGGCCACCTGGCTTGCGCACACCGAACGGACGGGCGATGTACAGGCGATAGATGCCATGGCGAGGCACCTGATGCTCGACGAACAGGCGCCGCGGCCCCTCGTTGAATACCTCGGCCAGGGTCTTGCCCTGGATCTGGTCAGCCGCCTCCTGGGCGACCTCCTGCAGGGTTTTGGCTTCCATTACGCGCTCCTACGTGAAATCTGGCGGTCTGCATCGGCCTGACGCCTTGCGGCTTCGCGTAGCGCCGCGCGCCGAGTGCGCCAACAGTCGGTTACGCTGCAGGCGTAGCGCGCCACGTCCGGATGCATGCGGTACGGGTGAGCCTGGCCAGGTTGCGGCTGTGGCTCCCTGGTGCTGGCGATCAGATACTCGGCCACCTCATGCCGGCAGGCGCCGGCGTGGTCGAGCAGGATGCGAGTGACGATGAATACAGTGCGGCCGGCGCGGATTTCGTCGGCACGGTAGGTCTTGCGTCGCATGGTCTGCCCCCATGGATGATGTGATGTTATCGGGCCTAGTAGCCCGCTTTCTTGATTGCCTTGATCAAGCCCTTCTTGCCCGCCTGGCACTCTCGATACATCCCGGCGGCGTCAATGTCTGCAAGCACCAGATCGCCCATCGAGGCGGTACCGTCAGCGGCTACCTGCACCACTGGAAGATCCGGACACTCCTGCATCAGCCCCCGATCGATCTCCACGCGCTTCGTTGATGAGCTGCATCCCAGCAGCAGGAATGCGGCACTCGCGATAAACAACGTCGGTAAAGGTTTCATGGACGGCCTTCTGGTAGATGGTTTTGTTCTCGATGCGGATGCCAGCGATCGCCTCTTGGGTGATCTCGGAAATCTCAGCGACCAGGCCGCGGCGATCTTCCGCAGCGCGAACTTCAGCCAGCTCAGCGCTGTCCGCCTGCCAGTCGCGGATCTGCCAGCCGACTCCGGTGCACACAACGGCCAGCACGCCATAGGCGATCAGGCGGTATCCATCGACGATCATGTTGGCAGCCCCTCCCGGCACAGTGAGCGTTCAGCTTGGCGCCTGTTCTGCAGCCCTTGGACATAACGCCCACCAGCGCTGGACCAATTTGGCTTGCCGTCTGGACGGGTAGCGATCAGGTCACAGCCCTGAGCAATACGGCCGGCGTTAATCGCCTTGAAGGCCTGAGAACCGCAGGCCCCAGCCTTGCCTACGTTGATTGCGAAGATCGTCATCCCTATCAGACGCTTCGGCGTGAGGTACGACCAATCCGTGCAGGCCAGCACAGCCGCGCCGTACTCCAGCAGCGTGCCCTTATTGATTTCCTCGCACTGGTCGCTGGTCAGCTTTGTGCCAACCTTGGCGTTCCAATCGGTACGCCCAGCGCAGTAGGTCGGCAATCCGTTGGCCAGATGGTCGGCATAGACCTCGAGGATGTTTCCCTCCCACCGTTCTAGGGTGGTGTAGGCGAGAGGGCTGGTGAGTGCCGCGGCCAACACGGCAGGAACCGCACGGCCCTTGATGTTCATGACCGATCACCCAGACCACAGCGCTCGCGCAACGCCTCGATACGCGCCACGCTCTCGGCCTGCTCGCGCTTGTCGCGCCGGTGCTGGAAATAGAAATTCACCGCCAGGCCCAGGACGGCGATCAGCACGCCTGAGAGGCCTATCCAGTTGATCTGCGCCAGCCATCCCAGCACACCGGCAACAGCGCCGGCCTGAGTCACCTTGTTGGCTGCGGCAGCGCCGACTACCTCGACCATCCCCTCATGAACTTGCTGTGCCATGCCATCGCTCCCGTGCTGGCTTCGTGTGCATGGAAGGCCACGCTATGTCACTGGAAGCGGCCGGCAAGCGCTTGCAGATTCCGGCGCGTGACATAGCGTCGGAACCTCACTCACAAAGAGGGCATCACCCATGGGGCAGCAGAAGTTCAACATCGACAAGGTGAGCGACGATCAGTACTTCGCCGTGACCGAAGCCATGGCGCTGGCAGGCGCTGCTTTTGAAGACAAGGGGCCGGAAACCCTACTAATCATCAGCCTGGGTGCCGAAGGTCAGAATGACGCTATTCTCGCCGGCAGCCTCGGCGAAGGCCGCCTGGAGAAGATCGAAGCACTACTACAGCAGTTGAAAGAACGCGCCGAGGACGAAGAGCCCGACGACGCGATCGTGCTGCATCTGGAAGAGCAGCCGGACTAGGCCTCGCTCAGCACCCACAGGGACTTTCTCACGTCATCCGGTGTTGCCGGCTCTGCCGGCATCGCCACCGTAGTCGTCGCGCCGAACTCTTCCGCCAGCACCTGCTGGATACGTTGCATAACGGCCGACTTCACGCCGTTTGGAACTCCGGTCACCACTACATGCGCTACCGGCGGGATCTTGATTTCAAGGGTCGTCATCTGAATTGCTCCGTTGATGGTCATCTTTTTCCGCAGTTGCGCGGGTACCGCCATTGGGCTGTTGAAAGGCGTCCTGCGCAGGTAGGGCTGGAATGCATCACTCCATGAATCACCCCGGTACCGCCGCTGGCGTACCGTGTCCCACGCAATCCCCAAGCGCGCAGCCCAATCACGCGCCGGCATTTCCATCGATACCTGAACCACACGCCCGCCCAGCGACAGGCGCACAGGAAGATCTGCAGCACACAGAACGTCTTCGCGCATGGTCCCCTCCCCACTTAACGAATCAGCCCCTGCTCTCGCAGGATTCGCCATTGCTCGGCCAGCCAGGCCCGGAATACTGGGTCTTTCACTTGTCGCCGCCTTGGGCCTTCTTCAGCGCATCGCGCGCACCATCCTCGACGGCGTAGAGCTGCAGCAGCTCGTCGACCACAGCCGTATCGCCGCTGTACCAGCGCCGGCCGAGCTCGGTCATGTGCTCTTGCAACTGGCGCAGCATTTCAGCCAGGCCTGGCTCTTTCACGCCACGACGCAACGCGCCGACCGACTGTTTGAGCAGCCCGGAATAGTCCACGCGCATGCCCTTGTGATCGGCAGCTAACAGGTCGAACGGATGCGGTTTGGCCAGCAACGGCTCGGCCGGCACTACGCGCTGGTTCTCTGGAGCCAGTGCCTGTTGCGCCTGGCTGGCGGCGATCGCTCCGTCGACGATCAAGGCGACCTCAGCAGCAGATGCAGCCTTGCTGCACGACCGCAGCGCGGCATGCAGGCGCTCGATCTCTGCCAGAGCCAGAATGCCGTGCGACTGGCTGTGGAATTTGTCCAGTTGCCGCTGAACTATCCCCATTTCCTCACGGTACTGACCGCAGGCTTTGGCCTCACTGCGCAGGCAGTCGATGGTCTCGCGGATCTTGGCCAGCAGGCCATCGCCGAAACTCTGAATGCCAAGTTGGCGCGCGATATCGCGAATAGGGTCGCGTTCTTCGTTGTGGTCGGTCATGGCGGCCTCGTCACGCATAGTGAAATTTCAGGTACTTGCCTTTCGGCAGGGGAATCCAGATCCAGCCGTAGTAGTCGTCGCCGGCTGGGCAGCCTCCGCTACGCTGGTCGATGTAGACATAACGGAATGCGGTACCAGGCTCGTCCTGGCGCTCGCCGCCGTGCGTTTCGGTCAGCTCGAAATCACACACGATGCTGTCGTCGCAGTAGTCGATGAACTTCTCGATGCTGACCAGCTTTCGCGGGCTCACCAGCAGGGCGACCTGGGCCAGCACTTCGCGCCGGTTCTTCTCTAGCTCGGCGTAATGCTTGGCCATCGCAGCGGCGTAGTCGGCTTCGATATCGGCCTCGGTTTTCATCGGTTCAGACATGGCACGCCTCCTGTTGCTTCTTCAGGTCGCGCAGCAGCGCCCGGTAATGGGCCTTGATCTGCTGCAGGTCTTCGATGGTGTACTTCTTGGGTTCGTGGGGGCCTTCCAGCCAAGCTACTGCCTCGGCGCCGATCTTCTTGACCAGCCGAATGCGGTACTCGACGATGTTTCCGGACTTCTCCAGATTGCAGTTCTTGTTGCACTGGCGGTGCACGTTCAGAGGCTCGAAGCGCAGCTCAGGGCAAGCGCCGACGGTGCGATAATGCCCGGCGCAGTACTGAACATCGGCCGTGGTTCCGCACGATATGCAGGGCTGACCAGCATCGCGCTGGCGTATCCAGGCATTGAAGGCGTCCTGGGCTTCCTGCATGTATTCCGAGCGGCGCTTTACCTTCTGCTTCCGCACCTTGATCTCGCGCCGCTCCCGCTGATCAATAGCCATACGCGCCTTCTTCTGGTTGGCAGGCTGATCAGCGATCGCCAGGCCGCACTGCCAGCAGCAGACCTTCTGGCCAATCTTGGGCGTGAATTTCACGTCGCAGGCTGGGTTGGCGCACTTGCGCTGGCGTGGCTTGCGCTCGGCAATGCCGCTGGCCTTGGCCTTCAGTGGCGTCTTGCGCTTGAGCTCAGTCCTTTTCATTGGCGCCCCCGCCGTAACTGCGCGAAAAAGTCGGCAGCAAGGTAGATCCAGTAGAGCGGCCACAGGAAAGTGCGCCGACCAAGCGCCGTCACATCGTGGACAGACAGCAGCGTCACAACGAAACCGCCGAGGTAGATCAAGACGATCGCGGTGATGATCTCTTCAGTCACTGCTCACGCTCCCCAGGCATCAGGTCAGTCATGCGCTCGATGCCCTCTTCCGTCATGTCCGGCCAATAGACGGCGATCAGGTGCTGGCAGATGCCGCGCCAGAACTCCTTGAAGCGCTCTTCGGTCATGTAGTCGAAGGCGATCGACTCCGGCACCTGGCGCATGACGCGGCCCAGGTCGGGAATGTTGAAGGCTTCGAACGAGCAGCACACGCCAGCGTCGAGCTGCAGCTTCTTTATGGTGGTGTGGGCGTCGAGGCCCTGGAACTTGTCGATCTGCTCGGCGACCACCCGGCCGAGGGCGTGCACAAGCCTATGGAATTTCACATTCCTGGCTTGCTTGATCTCGCAGCGGACCTGATCGTTGATGCGGTACTCGCGCTCTTTGCACAGGAAGCGGTCGATGCTGCTGTCAGCCACCAGAGCCTTTAGCACCTCACCGGTTTCCTGATCGACTACAGCACGCCAGCGCATGTAGATCGGGCGCTGGGCACGCGCTTGGCGCTTCTTCTTGGCCTCTGGTGTCTCGGCCTTTGGTGTTGTGGCTGTCGCTGCCTTACCCATGGCGCACCCCCTGCTGGTCTGTGTTCAGTGCAGGCTGGTCCCACCCATAGGCGCGGTTGAAGCACAGGGCGCACATCCGCATGTACTCGGCGCCAACGGCGCTCACCGGCTCAACCTGGCCGCGAATGTCGTAGAAGTGGCCGCCGATCTTGGTGATGACGTGGTCGCTGTCATACCAGGGCTCAGCATCTGGAAATGCCTGCTTCAGCAGCAGATAAACCCGAAAACAGCCTCCATTCATGCCGTACCGAGCCATATCCGGGTGCACGTCGCGCAGGGCAGCGAGGAATGCGAGTACGTCAGCCATTGGCGCCACCCTCGGCCATCGCCCTGTCGATAGAGCGATCCACGTCCGACTGACGGAAGCGCACGCCAGTCATCCAGATCGGGGTACTCAGGTAGAAGGGATGCGCGTTTTCGCTCTTGTCGCGCAGCCACAGATACCGTGCTGAGTTCTCACGCAGCCGGCCACTTTCTTCCAGCAGCGACAGGATCTCTTGCGGCTCGGTCAGGCGCCGGTATTCTTCCTGCTGCGCAGGGAAAAGCGCGGCCTGCTCTTCGGTGAAATCCTCACCGTGCGCGTCGCGGAGCATGATCACCGCCAGTTCGCGCAGGCGCTGTTGCTGTTCGGCGTTCACTGGGCCACCTCCTGCACCAGGGCGATGATGCTTTCCACGCCCTTGGCGAAGCTGGCAGGCTTGCTCTGCATGCACTGGCGCAGACGGTCGACCAATTGCGAGCGGCCACCCTGCAGCTCGAGCAGTAGGCGACCATCGCGGACGATATCGAGCGCGTGCTTGCGGCCTTCCAGCCAACCGACGCGGTCGAAGTGGCCGCCGTCAGCGATCACCACAGGAACTGGATCTGGTTGCGGTACAGGCGCGGCCGGCAGCACCTCGGCAGCCGGTACCGGTCTGGCGCCCTTGGCCAGCGCACGGGCAAGGGCTTGCTGGGCTAGCAGGTTCATTGAGCACCAACCTTGGCGCGAGCCAGGATCTGTGCGAGGTCTTTCAGGAACTCAGCGCCATAGCTGTTCGATGACTTCAGCGTGCGCACGTGCTCACCGAGCACAGCCAGAGCATCGCCAGGGCTCTGCATGTTGAAAGCATTTCCCTTCGGCCAGTAAACAGCTTTCCACGGGGCAAAGTGGTCATCCTGCTGCACGTACTGCTCCAGATACCAACTACCGCAGCGGTAGTCGAACTCGAAGTAGCAAGGCTTCGACAGGTCGATCTCGACCTTATCGATCTCGTACCAGTCCAGTACGTAGCGAATGCGCTCTACGCTCACGCTCTTCGTCTTGGCTCGCGTCACCGCACACCTCCACGGCCGATCACGGCCAAACGCCCGTCGGCCACCAGCACACGGCGTTGGCCACGGATCAGAATCAGTTGGTCACCCTCACGCGCTACGCAGTAGTTGCGCGAGAGCAGGAAATCGACGGAATCCCGCAGATCGCTCTGCAGGCGGCGCTCAAGCTTCATGGCTGTCACCTCGACGGATGCGGAGCTTGGCCAGCAACTGCTGGCGGGCCTGTTCTCCGGTGAGTTTGTCCAAGCCCTGCACGCGCATGACGCGCTGTGCGAAGCGCTCGCTATGGCGCTCGGCCTGCTCTGGCGTCAGCTCGCGGCCTTCGCTCTGGTCTTCGATGCCCTGGCGAGGCTGCTCCAGCGGCAGGCCCAACGAGGCACGACGGCGAAGCTGGTAGTACGCATGATCGAAGCGCTTGCGCAGCGTCTCTTCGGGAATGCTGCTGCAGCGCAGGTTGAACCAGCCGACGGCATCGCCAGCCAGGCGCACAGCCTCATGGCTCCAGTTGTGCCGGCCAGGGTTCGCGCAGTGACGCACCACCTCACGCCAGGCCAAGTCATCAGCGGGAAAGCCCAGTTCCTCGGCGCTGGGCGTGCACAGCTTCACGAACTTACCGACGCTGGGCGCGAAGTCGGTTTCGAGCGTGCGGCAGGCCTCGATGCCGTAGCGCAGCTGCTCGATGGTGAAGATTCCGGACTTCATGAAGCCCTTCACCCAGGTGCGCTTCGCACGCTTCTCGGCAGCATCGTTCGGCCAGGCCTGGCGCCATGCGGGAAAGATCGACTTCAGCTCGTCGAACAGCGTGTTCACGATCATCGCCGTCTCCGCGCTCGGCGTCCGCGCGCGGTTGTCCTGCACCTGCTCTGCAGGCAGGTTCGGCAGCGTCTTCAGCACATCGGTCGCGGTCTTCATAGCCCGTCGTCCTCGTCGATCCAGCGTGTATCGTTCGGGTCACTCTTCGCCGCGCCGCCTTGGCCGCGCCGCTCCAAATCGTCTTGCGCTCGGCGCATCCAGTTGCGCCAGGTCGACGGCCAGTCAGCCATCGCCTTTCCGGTACCGGTCCAGTAGTCGCAGAACCGCTCTGTCTCCCGATCAAGGTTCACAGCCGGGGCTTTCTCCTTCGCCCAATCCAACATGTCTGCCGTCATCAGGAACGGCATCGCCAGCGGCTTCTTCGGCTTGGCCCGAGAGCCTTCCGGCTTCGCCTTCGCCGCCGGCTTCTTCGCCGGCTGTCCCTGTGACTGGTCACCAAGGGGGACTACAGGGGGTTCTATTCCCTCTCCCTGTCCCTCTCCCTTCCCTGTCCCTCTCTTAGCCGTGTCAGGTGCGTGACCTGTCACCGTGACAGGTGTGTGACTGGCGCGTGACTCGTCACAGCTTTCGAGCTCTGCAACAGCAGAACGCAGGGCGCTTGTCGGCGTGTTCCAAGCCAGCACCTGGCCGGCGTCTCGCAGCACATCGAACATCCGTGCACGGTCTTCGCGCTCCTTGCGCTTGCGCTCTGTCTCGTTCGCCGTCTTCTCCCGGTGCTCGACTCGCTGCGCCCAGGCGTCAACAGCCTTCTCGGCCACAACTGGGTGGTACAGGCGCCCGTCTGAGCACTTCACGAACCCGCGCAGCGCGCCATCGCGCACCTTTTTCCAACCCTTCAGGTCACGGCCGAACCCCGCATAAGCAGCCAGGGCCTGCTCGGCATCCGGCAGAGAGCCGGCCGGTACCTGATTCCAACTCGCGCACCACAGCAGCACCGCGGCGCGGAACTCGTCACCGCTCGCCTCGATCGCAAGGTCGCTGTCACGCAGGCGATTCACATCCAGCGGCATGAACGGCAACCCACGCAGATCAACATCAGCAGGCACCAGCGGCGCCGGCAGATCAGTGGCTGTCATCAGCACCCTCGGCAGCCAGGTAGTCGGTGACGATCTGCACTGTCGCCTGCTCAGGCGTCAGGCCCTTGCTGCGTGCGTAGTGCTCAAGCCGGGTCCGCTGTGTCGCCGACATTTCGGCGATATAGCGGCCGATCTCGTCATCGACCTGTTTCTGTGTTGGTGTTGTCATGCCCATAAGGGCCTCCCGAGGGCCTTCAGGCCGCTGCACTGGTTGCTTTACGCTCTTCCTCGTCGAGCCAACGCTCGACGATTTCCCGCACCAGAACCGCGCGGCGTTTCCGCTGCTTGCGGCACTGGTCCTCGATGCGATCGAGGGTTTCGTCGTCGAAACGCGCCTTGATTTCGTTGTGCTTCACCGGGGGAAACATGCAGAACTCCTTACGCCACCTCTTTTTCTGGCGGCTGATCCATGAACCGTTCGGGGTACAAGATCTGGAGCTCTGTCAGTTCACCGCCGAAGACCAGGCACAACTTCTCGGCCAGCCCCGGCGAAGCGGTTTGTTTGCCGCGCTCAATGCGGGAGAGATTCCCGGTATCGAGGCTGCAGTTGATTTCGTGCAAACGGTCGACGACGTGCTGCAGACGCCATCCACGCTGCTTGCGTGCTTTCCGCAAAGGGGACATGCAACACCTCCTAAGGTGGTCTCCTGAAAATATTCTGCTCTATAAGCAGATTGCACGGCAAGCAGAATCTGCGCAATGCGCTTTGTCGCAACACCGAATGCCTAGGAAAATTGGCGCATGACTATTGGCGCGACTATCAGAGCTGCACGCAAAGCGAAGAAATGGACGCTGGAGAGGCTTGCCCATGAGGCAGGCACCGACACTGGCAACCTTTCCCGCTTAGAACGGGATCTCCAAGGGGCTAACAAAGACCTGCTGGAGAGAATCCTTCACGTCCTCGGAATCTCCCTGACTGGCAGTGCGCTTCCCGATTCCAATGCCGGAGAAGCCCTTCACATAAAAGGACAGGTGCCGTTGATATCCTGGGTCCAGGCGGGATATTGGAGCGAGGTGACCGATATCTACGCGGCTGGGAACGCCGAGCGATGGCTGCCCTGCCCCGCGGCCCACGGGCCTCGCACCTTCGCCCTACAAGTTCCAGGGTCCTCGATGCACAACCCTTCAGAGCGGCACTCTTTCCACGATGGCGATATCATTTTCGTGGACCCTGGCCGTGAGGCCACCCACAATTCTCTGATCGTAGCCAAGCTGCCAGGATCACCGGAAGCCACCTTCAAGCGACTGCTGATCGAGGGTAGCCAGCGATTCCTCATGGCGTTGAACCCGTCCTGGCCAGAGCGAATTTTCGCTATCGACGGGACTGCCGAGATCTGCGGCGTCGCTATTGCTAAGTACGAAGCACTGATCTAACCACCCGCCCCGCTCCAAACAAGCCCGCCATTGAGCGGGCTTTTTTTTGCGACCTTTCGATTTTCTGCTCTTGACACAGATTTGAGTCTGCTCATAATGCAAACCATAAATCTGCTCTTTAAGCAGAATTTGCGAGGTCGAAAATGTATCTGCATCCCGAAAAGATCAACAGCGCCCAGCCGCTGCCGTATCCGGGCCTTCCGGAGCGTGAAGAACTCCGCAAACGCACCTTGGATGTAATGCGCCGCGTCGTGCTGAACGATCTGCAGCAGGGCGTGCCAGCGGTGTGTGAGGCATTCGCCAAGTTCTGCGCCGACCGTTTCGACAACGAGCTCCGCTATCTGCTGTGTATCTCCAGCATTACCCAGGCGAAAGGCGCACTGGCCATGACCAACCAATGGCTGGCCGAGCACGTCGAGAAATGCCGCCCCCTCTTCGTTGAAGAAGAGATCGAGCGCCGCATTCTGGCCGAGAAGTTCGTCGGCTTGGGGCTGCAGCAATGATCCGCGCCAACAACTGGCGCCGGAACCTCGATCCGCGCGATCCCGACTACCTCGACCCGCTCACCGATGAAGAGCAGGCCGAGCAAGAGGATGACGAAGCCTGGCTGGCCGAGTGCCGCGAACAGGATGCAGAGGCGGTTTATGTCTAAGACCTCCCACGCCCTGATCCAGCGCGCCATTGGCCAGCACCTGCTGCAGGAAGGCCAGCCGGTAATCCTGCAATCGGTCACCAAGGCCTATGCCGACGGAATGATCGAACTCGCCTACGCCGAAGGCCTGATCACCGACGCAGAGCACGACGACTACCGCACTCAGCTGGTGGTGATTGGCAAGCGTATGGGGGTGCCACATGCCTAGCCCTTTCACAGGCACCAGCTTCGCCGAGGCATTCGCCCGCGCCACTGCGGCCGGCGTGACCGATATCCGCCAGATCAAGCGAACCATCCGCCGTCGCGGCACTTGGTTCATCACCTGCGAGGTGCCGGCATGAGTCGTTTCACGAAAGACACCCTGCGTGCTGCCGCTGTGTGGCTCGCCATCTGGGGCGCAGCCCTGGCAGTTGCCCTGATCAAGTACGGAGTACCGCCCGCATGACAACAACAGCCACAGCACAGGACAGCCTGATCCGCCTGCCCGAAGTGCTGAAGAGAACCGGCCTCTCGCGCAGCTCGGTTTACCGACTGCTCGACGCCGGCGACTTCCCTGCCAAGCGGAAGCTGATGGGCACCGGCCGCAGCTCTCCCGTCTGTTTCTCGGCAAACGAGGTGCAGGCCTGGATCGATCAACGCAAGAACCCTGCCAACGACGGCGAAGAACAGTAGGAGCCAGACCATGGCAACCAACCAGAACATGGCCCTGTGGGATTCGGTTCAGACCACCGACAAGGCCTACACCAAGACCGCCGAGCTCGATGGCCGTCAGGTCACCAGCATCAACGGTACCTATGTCGCGCGCCGCCTGACCGAAACCTTCGGCCCGATCGGCAAAGGCTGGGGCTACGACATTCTCGAAGATCGCTTCGATAACGGCGCTCCCATCTGGGCCGGTACTGGCGACGACCGCCGCGTCATCGCCCACGAAGTTATGCACACCACCAAGCTCAAGGCCTGGTATCTGCGCGGCGGCAAGAAGCACTACATCACCCATTACGGGCACACCCCGTTCGTGCGCAGCAGCAAATACGGCGCCTACACCGACTTCGACGCACCGAAAAAGAGTGTCACCGATGCGATCAAGAAGGCGTTTTCGCTGGCCGGCGTCTGCGCCGACGTGCACCTCGGCATGTTCGATGACCCGAACTACCTCTTCGCGCTTGAGCTGAAACAGCGCTTTGAAGTGGCTGGCGAGGACAACGCTACCGAGGTCATCAAGGAAGTTCGTGGCGAATTCCGCGAATGGCTCGACCGCCAGATCGCCGCAATCGTCCGCTCCCCCAACGAACGCGCCCTGGACCTGCTCGCAAAGAACCTTCTCGAACAGGCCCGGGAGAAAGCCAAGGTCGTGAAGTACGACCCCGCCCAAGTCGAGCAGCACATCAACGAAGCCGTCGAGCAACGCAAGCAATGGCTGCTCGACAACCCCACCCAGCCCGCTCGCCCCATCAAGCTAGCCAACGAAGAGTAAGCAGCCATGACCAGCATGAACAACGTGAACCTCGACAAAGGCACCGTCAACATCGTCGAGTACAACCAGACCGAAGCCGCCCTGGCGGCGCTGCGTGAGAAGTACAGCACCCTGCCGGATATCAACACCCCGGACGGTTACGAGTTCCACAAGGCCGGCATCAAGGAACTAACCACCCTGCGCACCAGCCTCGAGGCTGCCCGCAAGCGTGAGAAAGAGCCGCACCTGCAGGCTGGCCGCATCATCGACGACGAAGCCAAGCGCATCACCGCCGAACTGGTGAAGCTGGAAGATCCGATGAAAGCCGCCAAGAAGGAATACGACGACCGTGTCGAGCGCGAGCGCCAGGAGCGTATCGCCCGCCTGCAGGTCAAGGTCGACGCCATCAAGGCCATGCCCGCCCAAGTGCGCGGCAAGTCCAGCCAGGAAATCGCCGACATGATCGACCGCGTCGGCGAGATCGACGCCGCGCACGACTTCTACGACCTGACCAAGGAAGCGATTGCCGCCCGCCAGGGTGCGCTGGATGAACTCGCACAGATGCTCATTGACCGCCAGGCCTTCGAAGCGGCCGAGGAAGAGCGCCGGAAGGCTGAAGCCGAGAAAGCCCGCCTTGAGCAGGAATTGGCCCAGCAACGCGCCGAAATGCAGCGCCAGCAGGACGAAATGCGCCGCCAGCAGGAAGATCTGCAGCGTCAGCGTGAGGAACTGGAGCGCGCCCAGGCAGCCCTGCAGCCTGCTGCGCCCGCACCCGAACCGGCCAAGGCAGAAGCTCCTGCCGAGGTAGTCGCAGCTAAACCGGCAGCCGCACCAGTACAGGCCGCCAGCAAATCCAAGACTGACAACCGCCAGTGGCACGCGGTTGTTACCGACAAGTCCGCGCTGATCGCCGCCATCGCCGCCGGCTACGGCACCGAGGATCTGCTGATCGTCGACCAGGCCGCCCTGGACAGCCTGGCCAACGACAAGCGTGCCGCCCTGGAACTGCCTGGCGTTGTCGCCCAGCCGGTACCGGCCACCCACGCCGCCTAACCCAATCCCTGAACAACCGACCGCGCCGGCCCATCCGGCGTGGGTTGGGGCTCCTATACCCGGAGAAAGAAAAATGTCTCAGAAACCCAACGTTTTCGACTTTGAAACCACCGGTATTCCGTTCTGGAAAGACCCCAGCGATGCCGAGCATCAGCCCCACATCGTCGAGGTCGCAGCGCTGCTGTACGACGCCGACGGCAACGTCATCGACCGCTACCAGGCGATTGTCCGCCCTAACGGCTGGATCATCCCTGAAGAGTCGATCAAGCAGCACGGCATCACCATGGAACAGGCCATGGACGAAGGTATCCCCGAAGCCGAAGCGCTCGATGGCTTCCTGGCCATCCACGCCCGCGCCGGTATCCGTGTGGCACACAACGCCACTTTCGATGATCGCATCGCGCGCATCGCCATCAGCCGGTACCACAGCAAGGAGCTGGCCGATTCGTTCAAAGAGTCGACCGAGAAGTACTGCACCTGCCAGAAGTCACGCGAGCCAGTCGGCCTGAAAAAGCTTCCGACCCTGGCCGAGGCCTACAAGCACTTCACTGGCGAAGACCTGGTGGAAGCCCACCGCGCCATGCCCGATGCCCTTGCTTGCGCCCGCGTGTACTTCGCCCTGCAGGGCGTGGCCATGCCTGCAGTCGCCTGACCAACAGGAGCCCCGGCCATGGAACACATGCACCACGAAACAACACTCAACCTGCCGTCCCCGTCATCCAAGGAAGCCGAGCGTGAATGGCTCGCTGACCGAGTAGCCGAGTTCCAGGCCCGGGGCGCGCAGGCAATTGAAGTACCGATCGAGAAGCGTCCGCTGGTCAGCCGCCAGTGGACCGCTTCCGGCATGACGATCATCAGCGATGGTCGCCGCCATGAGCAGGCAGCCAAGGCCCATCGCAAGGCAGGTGGTCGCCCCATCGGCTCCGTCGTTGTCGACAGCCCCGCACTGATCGAGCGCGCACATGCAATGGCCGCTCTTGGCATCGCCAAGTCTACCGCCGCCAGACGCCTGGAGATCGGCACCACTCGCCTTGAGCGACTGGCCGAGCAGAACGGCATCCAGCAGTACAAAAAATCCCCCAAAGCCGCCTGAGGACACAGCCATGTGGTTCCGTAGCCTACTGATTTACCGCCTTACCCAGGTCATCGACCTGGCCGCCGAAGCGCTGGAAGTCGCCCTGGCCAGTAAGCCCGCCCGCCCCTGCGAGAGCCAGGAGCTCACCACCTACGGCTTTGCAGCACCGCTCGGCAAAGGCCCCAATGCACCCCTGGTGCACGCCGTCGAAGGCATGCTGCTGATCCGCGCCCGCAAGGAAGAGCGCATCCTGCCCGACTCGGTAGTGCGCGACGCACTGAAGGAGAAGGTCGACGAGATCGAAGAGACCCAGATGCGCAAGGTCTTCAAGAAGGAGCGCGACCAACTGAAGGACGAGATCGTTCAGGCCTTCCTGCCTCGCGCTTTCACCCGTAACGCCAGCACCTACGCGGCGATCGACCCGGTCGCCGGTCTGATCTACGTCGACGCCACGTCGCCGAAGCGCGCAGAGGATCTGCTGTCGACCCTGCGCGAATGCCTCGGCTCCCTGCCGATTCGCCCGGTGTCCGTGAAGATCGCCCCCACCGCCACCCTAACCGACTGGCTCAAGCAGCAGAGCGCGGCCGAAGGCTTCTTCGTGCTGGATGAATGCGACCTTCGCGACACCCACGAAGACGGCGGCAGCATCGCCGCCAAGCATCAGGACCTGACCAGCGAAGAGATCCAGTTGCACCTTTCCACCGGCAAACAGGCCACCAAGCTCTCCCTGGCCTGGCAGGACAAGCTGTCGTTTGTCCTCGACGACAAGTTGCAGATCAAGCGCCTGCGCTTCGAAGACCTGCTGACTGACCAGGCCGCGCAGGACGGCGGCGACGACGCCCAGTCCCAACAGTCCGCCAGCTTCTTCCTGATGATGCGCACCTTCCGCGACTTCGTTCCCGAACTGCTCACCGCCCTGGGCGGCGAAGAAGTGCCCACCGGTATCTGACCAGCCAGCAGCGAACAGGAAAATCATCATGCCAATCCGTCACAGCATCATCCACCTGATCGACAAGAAGCCCGACGGCAGCCCTTCCGTGCTGCATGCCGTCGCCCACGCACTGCCTGACTCGCAGGCACGTGACAACCTGCTGACCGATCTGAACGAGTCCTACAACGCCAAGCCGGGCAAGGCCTGGGGCCTGTTCCATGAGGAATCTGGCGCGTATCCGCTCAGCGGCTGGCTGCGCGACTACCTCGACGGCCAGCAGAACTTCGTCGCTTTCAGCCGCCAGGCTGTCGAGCACCTGCAGAAGCTGATGGAGGAATCCAACCTCACCGCCGGCGGCCATGTATTCCTCGCCCACTACCAACAGGGCATGACCGACTACCTGACCATCGCCCTACTGCATCACAGCGAAGGCGTGGCGATCACTGATCGCCAGGAAGTGGCAGCGACCAAGCATCTCGACCTGACCCAACTGCACCTGGCCGCACGCATCAACTTGAGCGAATGGCGCAACAACCCGAAATCGCGCCAGTACATTTCGTTCCTCAAGGGCAAAGGCGGCCGCCGGGTCTACGACTACTTCCGTGACTTCATCGGCTGCCAGGAAGGCATCGATGCACCTGGCGAAACCCGCACCCTGCTCAAGGCGTTCAGCGACTTTGTCGAGAGCGAGGATCTGCCGGAAGAGTCCGCCCGCGAGAAAACCAACACCCTGGTGAGCTACGCCGCCAGCCAGGCCAAGATGGGCGAACCGATTAGCCTGGAAGAACTGGCCGCGCTGATCGACGAGGATCGCCCAGCCGCCTTCTATGAGTTCATCCGCAACAAGGACTATGGCCTGTCGCCTGAAATCCCGGCAGATAAACGCACCCTCAACCAGTTCCGCCGCTTCACCGGCCGTACCGATGGACTATCGATCAGCTTCGAAGCTCACATGCTGGGCAACAAGGTCGAGTTTGACCAGGCACGCAACCAACTGGTGATCCATCAGGTACCGCAGCAACTCGCCGACCAACTCAAGCGCGAGGTGGCTCGCCATGGGTAACTCTCGCACCGCTGACAAGTTCGTAGTCCATCTGCCTGATGGCGTCCGCGCCCGCGTCGACGCTGCCGCCGACCTCGACCACACCAGCATGAACACCTTCGTGGTGCAGGCGATCGAGGAAAAGCTGGCTCGCGCCAAGCGCCAGGAGCTGCTGCTGGATGCCCTGGAGCAGGCCGCCAACGGCCCATGCCAGGAAAAAGTGGCAGCGCCCCGCCTGATCGGCTGGCGTACCGCCGACTATCTGGAAGAGACCAACGACCAGAAGGTCGCCCGCAATTGGGCGCCTAACGTCGCGGTCCTGCCGATCTTCGAAGGCGACGCCATCACCAAGCTGCCGAACGTGCCGGTTGAGGTGTCGCCATGCTGACCAGCAAAGCCAAGACCTTTCACGTCTGCGTTGCCGTCAGCTACGTGATCGCCCGGGCGCGCCGACCGCGCGCCCTGGATGACCTGCTGAGCGAGCGCGGTACCGGCCGCCCGATTCCTGGCGAAGAGGTGCTGGCCATCGCCCGTGACTGCGCAGAACGCGGGTTCACCATGATCCCAAGCTGTGACCACCACGGCGAGCAGGGCCAGTGCCTTGGCCATCCGGTGGAGGCCTCGGTATGACAGTCTGCTACGAGAAGTTCCTGCAGCAGAAGGTGCGCCTGGCTGAGCCGCAAGGCTTCGAGGTCGACCCATCTGCCTTCCATGAACTGCTCAAGCCCCACCAGCGCGCCATCGCAGCATGGATGGTTCGCCAGGGCCGCGCGGCGTGCTTCGCCGCGTTCGGCCTGGGCAAGTCGATGATCCAGCTGGAAGTGGTGCGCGTCACCCGCCAGCGGGCCGGCGGCTACGCGCTGATCACCATTCCGCTCGGCGTGCGCCAGGAGTTCGTCCGCGACGCCGCCAAGCTGGGTATCACGGTGAAGTTCATCCGCCGCTTCGAAGAGGTGGAGGACGAGCAGACCATCTACCTGACCAACTACGAGACAGTCCGCGACGGCAAGTTGGATCCTCGCTTGTTCAGCGTGGCTAGCCTCGACGAGGCGAGTTGCCTACGCGGGTTCGGCGGGTCGAAGACCTTCCGTGAGTTCATGGCGCTGTTCGCCGGCGACGATCGCACCAACGGCATCCGCGGCGAAGGTGTCCGGTACCGGTACGTGGCCACGGCCACGCCGAGCCCCAACGAATACATCGAAATGCTCGCCTACTCGGCCTTCCTGGGCGTGATGGATGTTGGCCAGGCCAAGACCCGGTTCTTCAAGCGCAACAGCGAGCACGCCGACCAGCTCACCATCCACGCCCACAAGGAAGCTGAGTTCTGGATGTGGGTGGCGTCCTGGGGGATTTTCGTTCAGCGCCCCAGCGACCTGGGTTTCAGTGACGAAGGCTACGACCTGCCAGAGCTCGACATTCGCTGGCATGAGGTGCCATCCGACCATTCCAACGCCGGCCACGAACGCAATGGCCAGGGCCGCCTGCTGCGTAACACCGCCATCGGCGTGCAGGACGCCGCAGCCGAGAAGCGCGAAAGCCTGAACGCCCGCGTCGCCAAGATGATGGAGCTGCGCGCCGAGGATCCAGACGCCCATCGGATTATCTGGCACGACCTCGAGGCCGAGCGCCACGCGATCGAGAAAGCCATTCCCTCTGTCGTCAGCGTGTACGGCTCGCAGGATATCAACGAGCGCGAGAACGCGATCATCGACTTCAGCGACGGCAAGTTTCCTGAACTGGCCGCAAAGCCCGTCATCGCCGGCAGCGGCTGCAACTTCCAGCGCCATTGCTCCTGGGCCATCTACCTGGGCATCGGCTTCAAGTTCAACGACTTCATCCAATCCATTCACCGCCTGCACCGATTCCTGCAGCTCGGCCGCGTGCGCATCGACCTGATCTACACCGAGGCCGAGCGCGACATTCGCCGCCAGTTGGAAAGGAAGTGGCAGCAGCACAACACCATGGTTCAGCGCATGACCGAGATCATCAAGAAATACGGCCTGTCCGTGGCCGCCATGGCTCAGCAGCTCACCCGCGCCATGGGTGTCGAGCGCGTCGAGATCACCGGCAAGAACTATCGAATCGTGAACAACGATTGCGTCGACGAGGCTCGCCGCCTGGCCGACAACAGCATTCACCTGACCGTCACCAGCATCCCCTTTAGCACCCAATACGAGTACTCGCCCAACTACGCAGACTTCGGCCACACCGACAGTAACGAACACTTCTTCGAGCAGATGGACTACCTGACGCCGGAAATTCTGCGCGCCACCGTGCCTGGTCGCCTGGCCTTGATCCACGTGAAGGACCGCATCGTGCCAGGTGGCATGACCGGCCTGGGCTTCCAGACCGTTTACCCCTTCCACATGAAGGTGGTCGAGCACTTCACCAAGCACGGCTGGGGCTACATGGGCATGAAGACCATCGTCACCGACGTGGTGCGCGAGAACGCCCAGACCTACCGCCTCAGCTGGACCGAGCAATGTAAGGACGGCACGAAGATGGGCGTCGGCATGCCCGAGTACCTGCTGATCTTCCGCAAGCCGCCGACCGACACCAGCAACGCCTACGGCGATATCCCGGTGGTGAAGGCCAAGCCCCTATGCATCGACGAGAACGGCCAGGTTGTGCCCTTCGCCATGGACAAGAAGCTTACCGTTACCAGGGGCAACGGCTACAGCCGCGCCCGCTGGCAGCTTGACGCACACGGCTTCACCCGCAGCAACGGCAATCGCCCGCTGACCGAAGCGGACTTCGAAGGCATCCCGCATGACGTGATGTTCAAGCTCTACCGCGACTACAGCCTGTCCACCGTCTACGACTTCGAGCACCACGTCACCATCGGCGAATCGCTGGAAGTCTCCGGCAAGCTGCCCACCGGCTTCATGCTGCTGCCGCCGCAGTCCTGGCACCCGGACGTTTGGACCGACGTTGCCCGCATGCGCACGCTGAACGCCGAGCAGTACAGCAAGGGCCAGGAAATGCACCTCTGCCCCCTGCAGTTCGACATTGTCGATCGCGCCATCGTCCAGTACTCGATGGAAGGCGAAACCGTCTACGACCCCTTCGGCGGAATCATGACGGTGCCCGTCCGCGCGCTGAAGCTGAAACGCAAAGCGATCGCCTCCGAACTGAACCCCCGCTATTTCCTCGACGGTGCCGGCTACTGCAAAGGCGCCGAGGAAGACATGGCCATGCCCGACCTCTTCGCCCTGCTCGATGCCGAGCAGCAGGACGATATCGCCAAGGAATCCGCCGAATGACTTCTCTCAAGAAACCAGCTCCGCTGGAGTTCCGCACCCAGTACGGCCTGGCCTTCGATGACATGGCCAACGAAATCAACGTCGACCTGTTCGCCGGAGGCGGCGGCGCCAGCACCGGTATCGAGATGGGCCTTGGCCGCCCGGTGCATATCGCGATCAACCACAACCCGGCTGCGATCAGCATGCACGAAGCCAATCACCCTGGCGCCCTGCACTTGCAGACGGACGTCTGGGACGTTGACCCGGTGGAAGTGCTCGCCGGCCGCCAGATCGGCTGGTTCCACGCCTCGCCAGACTGCACTCACCACAGCCAGGCCGCCGGCGGCCAGCCGCGCAGCAAGGAAATTCGTGACCTGTCCTGGGTGGTGAACAAATGGGCGGGCATCGCCAAGCCCCGCATCATCAGCCTCGAGAACGTGAAACAGATCCGCCAGTGGGGACCACTGATCGCCAAGCGCTGCAAGAAGACTGGCCGTGTGGTCACGCTCGAGCAGATCAAGTGCCCTGCCAGTGGCAAGATAGTGAACCGCATTGCAGATCCCGGCGAACGTGTTCCGCGCAACAACCAGTTTCTTGTGCCTGACCCGAAGCGAAAAGGCCGCACCTGGCAGCGCTTCCTGGCCTGCCTAGAGTCACTGGGCTACGTGGTGGAGCACCAGATCCTGAAAGCCTGCGATTTCGGCGCGCCAACCAGTCGCGAGCGCCTGTTTCTAGTGGCCCGCCGCGACGGCATGCCCATCGTCTGGCCGGAACCCACTCACGCGGCCAAGCCTGCCAAGGGTCAACTACCCTACCGCACCGCAGCAGAGTGCATCGACTGGAGCGTACCGAGCAAGAGCATCTTCGGCCGCAAGAAGGAGCTGGCAGAAGCCACCAAACGCCGTATCGCCAAGGGCATTCAGCGCGAGGTGCTGGGCAAGAAGAATCCCTTCATCGTTCCGGTTACCCACCAGGGCGCCGATCGCCTGCACAGCCTGGACGATCCGTTCCGCACCATCACTGCTGCCAACCGTGGCGAGTTGGCGGTGTGCGCGCCGCATCTGGTCAAGTTTCGTTTCGATCACAGCGGCGAACCTCTTGATCAGCCATTGCCCACCATCACCTCTGGCGGGAACTACACGCGCCCAGCAGGGGCTGCCCATGCCATGGGCGTTGCCGGCGCATCACTGATACAGGTTGGTTATGGTGAGCGGCCCGGCCAGGAGCCGCGTGTGCCAGGCCTGGATAAGCCGGTCGGTACCGTGGTGGCGGGCGGTGTGAAACACGCCTTGGCGAGTGCGTCACTGATTCAACTCGGGCACGGCGATAAAGACGGACGCCCTCCGCGCCATCGCGGCCTTGATGAGCCAGTTGGCCCGATCATGGCTGGCGGCGGTAAGTTCGGCGTGGCCACGACATTCCTGGCCCAGGCCAACGGCGGATTCAACACGACGCACTCGAAGCCGTTGACCGAACCAATGACCACCATCACCAACAAGGGCAGCCAGCAGCAGTTGGTCACCGCCAATCTGGTGCACCTGCGTGGCAACTGCGACTCGCGCGACGTACAGGATCCGCTGCACACAATCAGCGCTGGTGGTCAGCACCACGCCGCCGCGACGGCATTTCTATCCCGCCAGTTTGGTCACAGCATCGGTCATGGTTTGGAGGAGCCCGCGCCAACCATCACCGCAGGTGGTGGCGGGAAATCAGCACTGGTCGAGCTGAAGCTTTCGCCAGAGGACGAGGAAGGCGCTCTGCGCTGCGCAGCATTCTTGATGAAGTACCACGGTACTGGCGAGAACATCGTCGGCATGGGTGACACCGTGAGCACCATCACCACCAAGGATCGGCTGGCACTGGTCACCGTCTGGATCTGCGGTGACCCATACGTGATCGTCGACATCCACCTGCGCATGCTGAAACCGCACGAACTGTATGCGGCTCAGGGATTTCCGCCGAACTACATCATCACCCACGGCCACGATGGGCGTCCGTTCAACGTCAGCGAGCAGGTGCACATGTGCGGCAACAGCGTCAGCCCGCCGCCGATGGCAGCGATCGCCAGGGCGAACAATCCGTGGGGCTCACAAGCACCCAACCGGGTTGCCGCATGAACACCCCCACTTACTGCCTCGAAACCGGGCGCCGTATCGGCGTATGCCCGTGCCCGCAGTGCAGCAAGCCCAAGCCGAAAGAGGACTGACCATGAAAGCTCACACCCTCGACCAAACGATTCTGGAACTGGCCCGCTGCCTACGAGCCGCCCGGGCGCTGCGCAAGGCCAGAAAGAACAGTGCCGGCAAGCGCGTGCCGGTAGAAGCCGGCGCCCTGCGCCGCGCATCCATGGATCTGACCCGCAAGCTCGCCGACCTGCGCCAGAACCGCTGAAACCAGCCCGGCCGGACTTCCATGCCCGATGCCGCCGGCCAGGCCAGACAACGATTATCCCACACCCGCGAGGTGATACATGAACAAGCAATGCGTTAACTGCCCTGGTGCGACTGATCACACCACCGCTGAATGCCCGGTGATGGTCGAAGCGTCTGCACCCATCGACCCGATCCATTCCGCGATGATGCTCGGCATGACGCCAAAGCCATGCGAGCCGACCATCGAGATCACTCGCCAGGCCGTGACCAAGCTGCTCGACGTTGTCGAGTTCGGCGACCAACTGGAGCGAGTCGAGAAAGATCGCCTGGTCGCATTCGTGAAGGATCTTCTGGCCGAGGATCAGCCGGAACTGTGGGCCACTTACATCCCTGGCCCTGGCGAGATTCACCCTTGCCTGACGAAGGAGCATGCAGAGCGGGATGCAAAAGCGACTCTCGAAGTCTGCGAAAAAATGAAGGCCGACCGAATCGCCCGCGGCCAAAGCGTCGAGTTCTGGCCGGAGATTGTGGCCGAAGTTATCCCGTCCCCATTCACGCCTCTGGAACACTTCGAACTGCTGGCCAAGGAAACGATCCAGCATCGCGACGATCTGGTCGAGTACGCGGGAGAGCTGAAAAACAAGCTCAAGGAAACCCCTGAACCAGCATGGCGCGCCCTGATACGCCACGCAATGAATATGCTGAACCTGCGCAACCATGTGCCAGGTAGCGACGTAGACCTCTGCGTAAAAGCGCTGGCTGACCTGCTGGAGGGCAAGCATTCGCCAGCACCAGAGCAATCCGAAGCATGGCGCGAAGTTGCAGAGATTGCCCAGGCCGCAGCACCTGCAGTTGTAAACCAGCAGGTTACTACTGCCGCCATTGCGCCTGATGCACTGGAGCAAGCCAGGCGCCACCTGTCCAACGCCATCGAGGACGCCGAAGACGGCAAGACCGCTGCGGCACTGCCGGCGTTGCGTGAGGTCGCCCACTACCTGGCGCAGGTCGCCGCCCTAGCCCCGAAAACCATTGGTGTGGAAGCGATCTGCGGCAAGTACGGCAACGTGCTGCGCCCGTTCATGGCCATGATGGAAGCCGAACTGCACGCCAACACCGGCAAGGGCGACCGCCCGGCCTGGCTGGCAATGTCTCCAGAGCAGTGCCTGCTCGAAATCTACTACCACACCGCCAAGCTGCAGAAGGCCGTGAAGAACAACGACATGAAGGGCGTCCGCGAGTACACCGCCGACGTGGCCAATATGTCGATGATGCTGGCCGATACCTGCGGATGGCTCGACGTGGTGAGCGGCGAGCTGGCGGCCAATCAACAGAAGCCCATGGCCGAACTGATCCGCGAGCACCGCATCGCTGTCACGCCTGAACACGAAGGCCAATGGCATGCCGACCTGTACGGAGACGAGGCCGAACCCCTGGCACGCGCCGAAGGCGCCACGCCAGAGGCAGCGGTTGCTGCTGTCGTCGCCCTCTACCTGTCCCTGCAGGAGCAGCAGCCATGAATGCCCCAGCCCATCACACCTGCTGCACCTGCGGTTACACCTGGCTGCAAGGCCAGAACGGAAGCCACAGTTGCACCGCCAACCTAGTCACCCAGTTGCAGGCGCTCAGCAAGATCACGCTCGCCACCGATCGCGCCCGCCGCGTCTATATCGCCGGCCCGATGACCGGCTACGAGCAATTCAACTTCCCCGCCTTCAATGCCGAGGCCGAGCGCCTGCGCGCTGCCGGCTGGCATGTCGAGAACCCGGCCGATCATGGCCACGTCGACGGCGCCGAATGGGCCGACTACCTGCGCTATGACATTTGGCGTCTTGCCACCTGCGAGGCCATCCACCTGCTGCCAGGTTGGCAGAAGAGCCGGGGCGCCAAGCTCGAAGTGCACATCGCCAAAGCGCTGGGCATGAAGATCCGCTATGCCCACGGCGCCGAATCGGCCGCCGATCTGATGATCGACCAGGGCGCCGACTTCCTCATGATGCAACTGGCGGCCGAGCCGAAGCCAGACCCTGTAGAGGTATTCCTCGACGAGATCCGCGCGGAGCTGAAGCGCGCCAGGGCCAAGTTCCCCGGCGATCGCATCATGGGGCTGGCCCTGGCCGAAGAGTTTGGCGAGCTGATCAAGGCGATGCTCGACGAACCGGCGGCGAACGTCCGCAAGGAAGCCATCCAGACCGCAGTTATGGCCGCCCGTGTGGTGCTCGACGGCGACGGCTCGGTGAAAGAGTGGCGCACCCATCAGGGCCTCGACCAGATAGGAGCGCAGTCATGACCAAGAAACTGCGTTGCTACTTCGCCGGCAGCCGACACCCGGACGAATACCCCTACGTCGAGGCCTGCTTTGCGTATAGCCATCGGGAAGCCAAGCCCCTGCTGTGGCGGGACGGATCAGAGATCAAGGCCGTTTGCGACGGCGAGTATTTCGATATGTCGGTGAAGCACCAGCCCGAGCACGATGGTCTTGCTGAAAAGTTCGGGATCACCAGCCCCTGCGTTATCGGTGACGACAAGCTGCTGCGTGAAATGGGCTGGAGCATTGAAGGCGATTCCCGGTGCGCCAACTGCAACCTTGCCGAGTACGACGGTGAATACCCGCTCTGCGAGCACTGCGACCAGTGCGAGGAATGCGGTCACCCCCACGACTGTCCCGAGCACGGCAAGGCTGGTGGCGCATGAGCACCCTGCACATCCACGCCCCTCGCGGCATCTACATCGCCCAGGTTCGCCGCCGCTTCGAACGCAAGTGGACGCAGGTCGGCGGTGAGTTCAAGCAGAAGCATCGGGCACAGAGCACAGCGGCCGGAAACATGGTCGGCGACTTTGTTCGCGCCCGCGTGCTGTTCTGCACTGAGTGGTACGACCCGGTTGTCGTTATGGAGGCCAGCAGATCATGAACCACCAACCCAAAGCCGGCCGCTGCCGCGCCTGCACCAAGCTCTGGGAGGACTGCAGCGCGCTGCCCTTCCACACCATGCCGATTCACAGCCAGGACGGTACTGAAGCGGTGGTGATCTGCAGTGCGTTCCTCAAGGCATCCAATGCTGCACCGTCGAAGGCACGCGCACCGAAGCGGATCTACCTGAGCGGGCCGATGACCGGGCTGCCGGATTTCAACTATCCGGCGTTCAACGCCGAGGCCGCTCGCCTGCGCGCCCTTGGGTACCACGTCGAGAACCCGGCCGAGAATCCGCCCCAGGATAGCTGGGAGGCGTACATGGCCGTGTGCATCCCGCAAATGGCCACCTGCGACACGATTGCCCAGCTACCGGGCTGGTCGGAGTCGCGCGGCGCCCTGCGCGAACGGCAGGAGGCGGTACACCTCAGCATGATGATCACACCCGCGGCGAAGATCGTCGCGCGCTGCCGGGATACGGGTGATTCCGACGATAGTCCGCAGACATAA